TGAACAAATCACCAAGAGAGATATCACATGTCTGAAGTTAAAAAAGTTATTACTGTATCTGACCGTTCTACCAAAGCCCTGGTTGTTGCTATCGCTGGTCTGGGTAAAATTACCTCTGACCTGACTGCACTGGGTGACATTACTGTCAAACTGGCAGACGAAATCGAATTCAAACAGTCCCAACTGGACAATCTCGATGTTGAATTCGAAAACAAATTCCGCGAAGCATCCGCCGAACTGCGCCTGCGTATCAAAGAAGACAGCCGTGCTGTATTAGATGAACTGCTGTCTCAGTTTGATATGGGTTCAATCACCAATACTGCTCTGGCTGACCTGGTAAATCAGGTACGTACTCTGCAAGCCGATTACACTGGTGAACTGGCAGATGCAGAGCAGACTGGTTTCCGTAAAGGTGCGGCTGAATATCAGGCCAAACTGAAAGATGCCGAAGCAAACCATCGTATTGCTATTGCTGAATTGACAGCGAAATCCAATGCGAAAGACGATAAAATCACACTGCTGGAAGAGCAACTGAAAGAAGCTCGTGCTCAGAACACAGCAGAACGTGAAACTCGTCTGGCAATCGCTCAGGCCGAATCAAGCCGTCAGGGTGTTGTAGTAAACACCGGTAAGTAATAAACTTCTTTTACGTCCTCCGACGTAGATTGGGGATAGCAAGCTGGCTCTGCTTAAACCAGCGCATAACGAAAATAGCATTGGCACATATCAGTGGAACTCGAACCCATTGTGCAGCCGGTATAGACGTATACCTCAGTGCTATCCTCGTTATGCTGCCATAGCACGACGCCGAAGATGCCGCGACTGTAACGGTTTGCGGGGGTTAACGGAACGGGTATATCCCGTACACGAATCAAAGGTTTAATCACTAGAGATTCCAGAGTACTAGAACTCTGTTACCGAACTCAGGGAGTTGCTGGCCTAACCAGCTTAGACATCCTATCAATGAGTACATTACGGGTAGCTCATTCCTCACCCAGCAAGCCCCACTTGCGTGTAGTGTACTCTTTGATAGTTTTCGTATGCGATTATGCGGTTTTTTAGAAACGAACCAAAAACATAAATGCAAACGATGATGTCGTTCTGATGGCGGCTTAACAGCCTGTAAATCAGTGAGGTCTTCCAATCCCTCATAACAAAATTTGGCGCAGTGGCCCGCTGTGATTAATAATGGGCAACCAGTACCTCTTTAAGTAAATTAATACTTACAGAGATGCTGTGTGATATCTCACGTTGATTTGTTCCATTTGCCCCTTCCCTGAGGGGCTTTTTTTATCCCCCAATCTCAATCCCGCCTTACGCTTACGCGCTTCCATCGCTCACTACGTTCGCTCGGAGCGCTTCGCTTCAGGCTAGTAGGAGACTATTACATGCAAACCCCTTGTGAAAAATTAGGTTATACAGAAGGTCAAGCATTCACTCTTCTTACTGATGAGTGTAGTGAATTTAATGCTGGAGATGTTATTTATCTTCATGATGATGATGATTCTAGTAATCCTGAATTTAGGGATACTGAGGAATATGATGAAGATGAGTCCTCTTGTGAATATGTTTATCTTCATCAAGTAGCCCCATTCGACCCAAATAAAACTGCCTGTCAATCACTTGGCTATAAAAAAGGTGATTTATTCATTGTTCATGAAGACTGTGAATATGATGAAGGGTCTATTGTCAGACTAGTTTCTGATGATGGGTCTGTATGCCCATACTTTGAACTTCATGATGATGAAGACAATAGAAGATACCCTTACCTTTCTAAGATACAGCCTCTACAGCCCGAAGTAGGTCGTAAAGCACGTATTCGTATCAATCGCACCTCAGGTCATCCAGCAGGTACTGAAGGTACTATTACTCGTGTAGATGCTAGTAATGTAACTATTGAATACAAAGGTCTTCGTCAGGAGCACCCTATTGTTGATATTGTCACCTTTGCATTTGCGGACGGTGAAAGCACCCCTTCTTCTAAAGAAAGGGATTGGGATATTATCCCTCACAATAGATGGAATGAAGGCAATCTTGCCATAATCCGTTCTAAAGACGGCAATTCACATTCCTTTAATTTGTATGAAATAGTTACACACATTAGAAAAGGAAATGAAACTTATGCTTATTTTGTGAACTCTGAAGGAACAATTCAAGCAGTAGATTTAGATACTGTTGAAAGAATCCCTTATCCAGAAAGACACAATGAAGTTGAATTGTACGTCGAAGATAATTCTCAACCTGTTGCAATCATCAAAGCTATTCGCTGGCTTACTGGTTTAGGTTTAAAAGAAGCTAAAGATATATTTGATGAAGCTAAAGCAATAGGTAGCTGGAAAACTCTCGGTGTATTCTTGGAAAAGGATGCGTGGGTATTCTATGCCAGAGTTACCGATGCTAAAGGTGAAGTATCTTTGGATGATACTAGTGAACCTCTTTCATGTGCTAAACCAGGACCTAGTCCTATTACTTGGCCTACTAAGCCAAAGGATGAATGGAAAGAAGGGGATAAAGGAATTATTCGCGGTCAACAAAGCTATGATGAACATAACTTCCCTATTGGGAGTGAAGTTACATTTATATATCACCATACTGATGACCGTGGAAGATTTGAAGGTCCATCTTATCACCGTTCTCAGACCGTAGAATACGGATTAGTTGAACCAATTGAATCTGGTTCTCTCTCTTTTTCAACTCTGGCTGACGCAGCAAAACAAATTCTCGGAGACGAAATGGCCTCTTCTCAACCAAGACAAGTTATGTATTACCAAGATGGGGATTCCAAAGAGATGACTCTCATTGGTTACTTCCAGTCTAAACCAGTACTCGGTTATATCGACCGCTGGGATGACCCTCAGGTATTCATCGGTAAAGAATCTCTGATGACTGAAATTGAATAACTGACTAGCCCCTTCGGGGGCTATTGAGGACTTATGAAATCTTGTCCACATTGTGGGAAACAACTCCAACTAATTGAACCAGCAGAAGCTCATATGGACCGATATGGTCAAGAAATCTGGGCTAAGACAGAATGCTGTGGAAAGATAGTTCGTTGTGTTCCATACCTTACTTTCCACGTCTACTCTTCTGCTGAAACAGAAGATTCATGGGGAAATCAGAAAGATGAAACAACTTCCTGAAATTGGTAGTGAAGTTTTAATATTCAGTGGTTATAAAGCAACTATTGTTGCACATCATAAAGATAAAGCTGTCTATCTCTATGAGAGTAGCAATGGTTTTATTCGTGCTGATTTAGGTGTTGCTGGTTGGTTTAAAGAAATTGAGCCAATTAAACCAGAACAGAAAGGCTGTCCTCCAGGTGAGCATAACTATGTTCAAGTACATGAAGCCCACTCTAACAAAGCCTTCTGTACTCGTTGTGGAAGTAAAATTAACTTAGAGTAAGCCAATGAAGAATAGGCTCATCTGTTTACTAATGGGCCATTCTTTAAAACTCAGCACTCGTGTATTTAGTTTCAAAGATGGTTCCGTAGAGTATCATTATGTTTGTACCTGTTGTAACAAGCATGTTATTCGGAGCTTCTAATGGTTATTGACACTCTTGCCCAATCCCTAGAAAAACGAAAGCTATGGCGTAGAGCCGCTACTCGTTATCTCGAACTCATCCCCAATCCAGCAAACACAGAAGATGATATTAACTGGCTTATCTATCGCAGGGAATACTGCACAGAGAAAGCCAAGCAGATGAGGCCAGTAACAGTACATACAGATACTGATACTCGTTACACACTTGACCTCCCTGGCATCAATGTCACCTTCGCTCGCAGAGGCTAAACCAATGAACATTGACCCTATGTTCCTCGTACTCGCATCAATCTTCTTCATCCTTGGCTGGCTCTCAGGCAGACGGTCCCAGATGAAGCGTATTCTTCACTTCGTAGGAACTCTGGACTTCGAAGGTAAATCCAAGAACAAAGACTTTGAAGCGGGGATGCACACAGGAACCAGAATGATTAGAGATGTAATCTACTCTGCTCTTAAAACCAGAAAGTACATTACAGGAATCAACATTCATGTACATGGTAGTGCAGACGAGAAAGGTAATCCTAAAGTAGATTATAAAAACAATGATAAAGATTAACTAACTACTGTCAAGATGGAGATTCATACAGTATGGATAAAGATAGATTAGTAATAGAGTTAATCTTTGTACTAATAGCAGTAATCTTAGTATTCGTAGGTATCTACTTTACTTACTTCTAATCCCCTTAACTGGGGATTAAGTTTATTTGAATGTCTTATATTATTTTCCTCAGGTTTGAGGAAATTTAAATATTATGTCTACATGTATTATATAAGGCACACAAATAAATTTAAGCAATGTACCCCCCCCCATTACATCACACATGTATGAGTCTTCGACTCTAGTGGAGCAATGGTGCTCTAACAATCATGATTGGAGATGTATATGAAACCTGTTAACTCTATTGGTATCTTTGGTGCTGTATCTTCCTCAACTGTATCTGCATTGAATGCAATTGAACGTGGTGCAGTAGCTGTAGCTAATACTGCCAATATGGCTGTAGCTATCACTGAATGGGGCAATGATGAAATCGAGAACCTTCGTCATCATCGTGCTATCAAACGTGAGGTAGAGGGTGAAATCTTCCGTACCAAATATGTAATGGAAGCTGCTAAAGAAGTAGCAGAGGTACATGCAGAAGCAACCAAAGCTATGGCTAATGCTGAGCCAGAGGTTAAACAAGTGTTCGATGCACTGGTAGCTAAGCACCTCAACAAATAATCACTAAGCCTACTCTTCGGAGTAGGTTTTAAAATCAATTCACACATAACACATGAGACAGATATTCATGTACATTTATACTGTACATACATACATATCGCTATAAGCTCATAGGAAGCTCTCTGAGAGGTTTTGATGAGAGGTAATAGGGTAGGACCAATAGGTACTATTTGGTTGAATGTAGCTAGCATACGCTAGCTCTAATACATACCTGAGATGTTAATCCCTCTTCGAGGGTACTGGTGAAAGCAAAACAGGTATCAACCAATGGCTATCAAACAACTTATGGAGATAGTTCCTAAGACTTCTTCAACTCGTGTAGTCAACAAGTATAAGGAACCATACGATGTCTATATCGGCAGAGGTAGTATATGGGGAAATCCTTATACAGTTCAAGCATATGGCAGAGAACTATGCATTCAGATGTATGAACAATACATCCGTCAAAGACTACATCAGGAACCTGACCTGTATCTGGAATTACTTAAGCTCGATGGCAAAGTATTAGGTTGCTTCTGCAAACCTAAGGCATGTCATGGAGATGTATTAGTCAAACTTATCCAAGAATACCTCTGATATTCTAACTAACCCAATCCAATCCAATAATACTATGTAGCACCTGGTTACTAACTGGGTGTTACGAGGAGCTAATTATGTCTTATCAACTGATGATTAAACCTGGTTCTAAACTAGTACCTAATGGTGCTGTTAAAGTAAATGAAGATACTCCAATCAACATTGGTCAACATGTAAAGATTGGTGTTGATTTCGGCAAAGGCTCAGAAATCTTCTGGGCTATTGTTGTAGACAAGTCTGCAATTGATTTAAACAGGTTCCTTGTCTGCATTGACCAAGATTTAGAATTAACCAGATGGCATGGCTTATCTGATAAAGATGAACTTGTAGTAGAACGTAAACATATCTCATACGTACTCTAAGGAGCTAATCATGCAAGAATTCTTAACCTCAGATGCACTCAAATGGTGGCTAGCTGAGATTGTTCCAAGTCTGTTTGGAGCTATCGTAGGTGGTCTTGTTGTATATCTCGCAGTTACTCGTGGAGGAGATGATGATGCGTAAGTCATTACATCAAGGTACTAAAGCTGACGTAGAAGCTATGCATAAACGTATTGCTGAAACTTCTCGTGACTGTGAACAAATGATTAATGCTGGTATCAATCCATATGCTGCTGTTGTAGCTATGGATACCAAGATTAATCGAATCATTACTTACAACCATCCATGGGTATTGCAATGATTACGTTGCATCAAGCAATTAGGATTAAACAGCTAGCATATGAATGTGTGTTAGCTGCTAATAAACTACGTAGTGCTTCTTCAATGGAGGAAGCATTACTTCTTAAACAAAAGATGCGTGATGCTAAAGATGCATTAGATGCATACATAAAGGAGATTACTGTTGAGTAATAAAGAGAAACTACAAGCTCAGCTTGTTGAGTTAGAAGCTGTATTTGCTCAGATGAAAACTCTGAGCAGTAACCAGATAACTAAACAGTTTCTGGAATACACCATCAACAATCTGAAGACTGCAATCCTTCGCTGTGAGGACTAACCAATGAAGCTTATTGTAGCTGGTGGTAGAGACTTCACTGATATCAGTCGTATGGATGCAGAGCTTAAGAACCTAGTTCTTAATGGTACTCTTCCAGATGATGTGGAATTAGTGTGTGGTATGGCTCGTGGAGCAGATATCACTGCATATCATTTGTGGAAGAATATCTATGAGAACAAATGGTATGAGTTCGAACCAGACTGGGATAAGCATGGCAAAGCTGCTGGATTCCTCAGGAATACTCAGATGGCTTTGTTTGCTGATTTCTTAGTTGCCTTTTGGGATGGTAAATCCAAAGGTACTAAGCACATGATTGAAACTATGCAAGGTCTTCGTAAGCCTGTCATCATATTCCGCTACTAATCAACTCTGCTACTGGCTTCGCCAGTGGTGGAGCTTTCCGTAAGTTCTCCTTCTGTCTGTCAGAGCGACTTCGTCGCTGGTGGAATAATCCAAATCAACTAATTTCGAGGTATATATCATGGCTGTAGTTAACAACAACGCATCTTCTCTGATTTCTCAGGCTCTGGGCAACAAAACCGCTTCTCGTGGCAATGAGCCACGTCCACAAGCTGAATTCTTCATCAACGTAGGTGTTCCAATCACTCGTAAGGTTGAACATGACGGTGTGATGGTGGAAGAAGAAATCCTGCTGTCTCTGCCATTCGGCCTGCCTCTGGATACCATGTCTGAACTGGTTATCCGTGGTAACAACGAACAGTGGAACGCTGATGCTGCGGCTCGTAACGAGCTTCTGAAAGCACTGGTGAAAATGGGCGAAGGTCTGGACGCTGGTACTGGCAAAATGCTGCCTAAGCTGGCTGTGCAGTTGTATCGCCGTAAAGACCAGGTTGAAGCTGCTGCTGATAACAGCACCATGGCAACAATCCTATCTGCACTCAGCTAATCAAATGGGGATACCTTCGGGTATCCCTTATTTTATGGAGAGATGTATGCGTGTATTAGCAGTGTTTCTACTGTTCTTAGTTTGCTTTGGCAAGCTAACACTGGATGTAATCCAAGAAGATACAGTGCAATACCGTGAGCAGATGGCTTGTGTTAAAGACAAGATATCATCTGGTATTCCACGTAGTGCTATTCGTTTAACTAATAAATCCTGTGAGGTAATCAAATGAGCCTAAAACTGCAAGCAGTAGGTCCAAATAAAGAAGAACTACAAGAAGTATCTATTACGGTTATAGGAACGATTGAATATCAGTCTGGTAGACAATACCCATGGCTGGGATGTCATGGTGGTGTTTGTAGCTATTTTGCTACCAAATCAGAAGCAGTTGAATATGCGAGAACAGGAGAAATCAAATGAGTGAACGTTTCATTAAGAACTTTGGTTTAGCAGGTATCCTGCTACGCAGGCTCTTTGAAGTTGGAGTATTAATCGTAAGCATTATTGTAATAGCTGCCGTAGCACTGGTAGTACATCCAATAGCATTACTCCGTAGCCCTCTTAAATGAGGGCTTTTTCATGCCGCTGAGAGATAGTCATGAATGCAGAACTGAGATTAATAATCCAATCTATAGTTGCTGAAACCAGACCTTTAGGAAGTGCAGATAAACCAATAGATGCTCTTTGTCATGTATTTAATTACATGGATGAAGGATGTGAAGAAGTTGCATGTAACGACTGTATGCTGGGATACAGAGATTACCAACATTATACATCTCAAATAATAAAAGTGTGGAAACAGTTATGAATGGGGACTTAATAGATATTATTGAAATCTTAATACATGAAGAGTATGCATGGAGATATTCATGTACTTTTTTAGGCTTAAATAGGAAATGTACTGGATGTTCTTGTAATGAATGTCTATTAAATACTTCTCCATTATATCTAACAGATTATCCTAATCTGCTTATTCAAGTAAAAGAGATTACTGATGAATAAAGAATTGATGAAAGTACTTCGAGTAATCCATAGTGGATTACGAGGTGAAAATAACGAATATAATAGAAAATCTCCTGCTGACAGTATATGTGCTAATTTAGGGGGTACTGTTAGATGGGGATGTCAAAACAATGGTAATTGGGAATGTAAAGACTGTCCCATAGGATATAACGATAATGAAGGATATAGCACTCAAATAATTCAGGTATTCAAACAGATATGAATAAAGAATTAATAGAAATATTAAATAATATTAGAAAATTTGGGCCTTCTATTACATGTAATAAATTAGTGATGTATTACTGCACTAGTACTTCATGTATAAATTGTCCCTTAAATAATAATATAGAAGAGTATAAACACATATACTCAATACATTATGGAGACATAATTATTCAATTAGGTAACCTATGAATGAACAATTAATTCTTATTCTTTTCTCAATCAGAGAGTCGATGAGTGATGCTCCTAATAAAGGAGAAGAAAAAGAATTCATTGCTCCTGATTTGTTATGTGAAAAAGCAGTTCATCCTAAATGTAGAACTGAATGTTTAATCCAGTGTGAAGCATGTCCTTTAATGTATAAGGACGAGTATGGCTATGCGTCTGATATTCAAGACGTAATCAAAAACCTCAGAGGTAACTCAAATGGCAAAGAAAGCTAAGAAAGAACCAACAGTTAAATTAGGTGATGTACCTGAGTACAGCGTCTCCTATTCTCGTGAAGAGAAATTATGGGGAGTCCATATTGATGGTACTTCTACATATATTCTTAAACGTCCGGTAGGTAAGAAGAATATGTATTACGTAGGTACTCGCTATTGCAAGACCTTACGTGATGCAATCTTCTCAGTAGTACTTGGTGCAATGCAGCCCTTCTAGGAGGGCTTTATGAATCATGAATTACATATCATATTAATGCACCTCAAAACATTCACGTATTTAAATACAAAAATGTGTAATTTTATACATATAAGAGATAAATGTGCAGGCGTTGCTTGTAAACATTGTATATTAAATCGAGGTTCTCCTACTTCTGACCAATATGCATCCCGTCTTATATTTCGTGTTCCTATTTGATTATTTGTCGCTTCGCTCCTCAGCCTTCGGCTGTTTCTGGGCAACTTTAAAAGAGGTATTTCCATGTTAGAAGCTAAAGGCAATATGCTTGAAATGGATGCAGATGCAATCTGTATCACTACTAATGGCTTTGTTAAAAGCAATGGTGCATCCGTAATGGGTGCTGGTATTGCCAGACAGATTCGTGACCTGTTACCAGGGATTGACAAGGTACTTGGTCAAAAGATTGCTAAGGAAGGTAATAATGTACATCCACTCATTGTCCACAATGATATGTGGATTGTCTCATTCCCTGTTAAACCAGTAGTTGAAACCAGTGATGGTACAAACTTTGTTAACCATAAGTTCTTTGAACCAGGTACAACAGTTCCAGGATGGGCTTGTAAAGCTAAGCCTGAACTGATTGTTCAATCCTGTAAACAGTTAGTAAAACTAGCTGACCAATATGGATGGAAGAAAGTATTACTTCCACGTCCTGGATGTGGTGCTGGAGAGCTTCAATGGAAAGATATCAAAAAGATTATCCAACCCTTGTTAGACGATAGGTTTGTAGTCTGCACCTATTGAGGTGTGTATGAACAAAGAACTACTTTTAATACTTAAAACATTACGAAGAGCAAATGGAGGAATATTACTTAATTTATGCTACCTAATGGAATGTGGTGGTATTCATTGTGATTGTTGCCCTGTAAACAGGACAAATTTTAAATATGACTCTCATGCAATAAACATCCGGTATATAAAAACTATCGAGGTGTTATTTGAACAATGAACTTGTAATCATTATTCATGCTCTAAAAAGTAACAACGTTCAATTAAGAATTAAATTATGTGATTTAGTTGTTAATGAACCAGACGATGAAAACCCAAGTTGTTTTACAGTTGAATGCAATAGCTGTCCTTTAATACTACTAAAAACAATTCCTGGTATTTATACCACTCAAATGACATTAACTATGGAAGCAGTTAATCATGAAACAAGAAACCCAACTCCTGATTGAAACTATGTATTCTAAGCATCAGGCTCGTGACCTGATTCGTAAAGAATTAATGGAATGTAGTGAATTGATGGACCTTGTAAATGCTTCTGTACAAGCTGCTATTGAATGGCAGCAAGGAGATTACTTCGAGAGTAAAAACAAACGTCTGGAAGAACTGGATAGTGAAATCTTCCCTGAATTCTTTATCAGTGTTGCAGGCTCATTGGCTCAATCTGGTCATGCTAAATATACCCAAATAGTGGGTATGGTATCAGGCATGATTAATATGCCAGCAAAAGAAGCTATTCGTACTGCTGGTGAACTGATTGCCATAGGTGCTATTGCAGACCTATATGATGTTATTCCTGCATCATTCTCCAATTCTGGTTCAATGGAGCTTGTCTCTAAAGTAACTCTTGAACCAAAGACTCTCGACTTAATTAACCAGTACCAATATCTACCTCCAATGGTCGTTCCACCCAAAGAGGTGAAAGACAATAAAGGTAGTGGGTATCTGTCTATTGAATGGGATTCTTTAATTCTTAAGAAGAATCACCATGAAGAAGACATCTGTCTGGATAATATCAATCGATTTAACTCTGTTGCATTCGCTTTAGATGACCGTGTTATTCGTAATATACGTGATAACCGTAAGCATCTTGATGCCCCTAAAGCAGATGAAACCAAAGATGAGTATGAATCTCGTGTACGCTCTTTCCTGAAAATGGAAAAGGAATCTATGCGTGTATTCGCAATGCTCATCAATGAGGGTAATCGATTCTACCTTACCCATAAATATGACAAACGTGGACGTACCTATTGTCAGGGGTATCACGTTTCATATCAGGGTAATACCTATCGTAAAGCCATTCTTGAATTGGCTGATAAAGAACTCATTCCAGTGGAGGAATAATATGTCACTCTCTAAACCAGACCAATTCATCAAGATTGTAATGCTGCTTCGTGAAGTACCAGACAAACTGGAAGAACATTTCTGTTCTACTAAACCAGCTTGTATGAAGTTGTGCAGTGTCGATGGTGAAACCAGAGACAAAAGTAAATGTGCTCTGCTCTCGTGCTCTGATGACGAAGTTCGTCAGACTGTCTATGGACTGGATGCAGCAGGGAGGATGATGGGAATTATCCCTGATGAATAAAGAACTTTTATTCATTTTATTACAATTAAACCGATTCAATGGAATATTCGAATGTAATGCCCCTAGAATAGTAGGATGGATAATTTGTAAAGGAGTGTATGTATGTCCATCATGCCCACTAAATAAAAATCCTTCACCCAATCTATACAAAAATCAAATACTAAGGATGAAGATATGAATAAAGAATTGATTGAAATTCTTATCTGTATTCGTATCTGGTCTATAAATCATAATGCATGTAAAGGGGGTTTTGGTGAATTAGAAATCGCAAATAAATGTGATTTCAAATGTGCTGTATGTCCTATATTCCAAACCCATAATCCTCGGGTGTATTCAAACCAAATCGTTTCAATTCCTCTCAACTAAATAAGTGAGACTCAAGATGCAAAAATTCTCTGCCTTTCAGTATATCAAACTCGATATTGCTAACTCCTTTGGTCTGGATAAAGACCTGTTTGAAGAACGCTTAAATTGGTTCGAACAAAACAAAATGCAGTTAGCCAGTTTGGTAGATAGTGCAGATGAACCTGCTCAATTCTATGCTGGTACACTCGCATATGAAGATACTAAAGCAGGTAAGCCTACTGGTTATCTGGTAGGTATGGATGCTACAGCATCAGGCTTACAATGTATGGCAGCACTGACTGGCTGTAAGGTTACTGCTGCATCCGTCAATATGATTGACCCAGATTGCCGTAAGGATGTGTATACAGATGGTTATCATGTAATGATTAACCTTCTTGACGGTAAGATGGACAAATTTGAACGAGCAGATACTAAATCTGCAACCATGACTCACTTCTATGGCTCTCAAGCCAATCCCCGTAATCTGTTCGGAGAGAACTCTATCGAACTCCAGAAGTTCTACGAGATGGTTAATATCGTAGCACCTGGAGCTAACATGCTTCGTCAGGACCTGATTGATATCTGGCAACCATTTGCTAACCAGCATATGTGGGTACTACCAGATGGTTTCACAGCTATCGTTAAAGTCATGTCTATGGTTGAGGAGAGCTTTGAAGTTAATGAACTGAATAGTTCTTTTACTCATCGTTACTGGATTAACAAAGGCACTGCTACTGGATTATCACTGGCAGCTAATGTCATCCACTCCGTGGATGGATTTGTAGTCCGTGAAATGAACCGTAGGGCTAACTACGACAAAGATATGATTGAACGTGTATATGACGCCTTAAAAGGGGGTACAAGCCGTCGTTATATTAAAGATGAAGATGTACACGCTGTTAAACTCAAACGTCTTGTAGGGCTTGCTGAAAGCCATAAGATGGTATCCGTAGTATTAGCTGAACATATCACTCATGAAAATGTTGATATGGTTCCTCTGTGGATTAAGCGTGAACTGATTCGTATCATCGAACAGATGCTGAACCATAAACCATTCGCACTGATTGCTATCCACGATTGCTTCAAATGTCATGCACTGTATATGAATGAAGTTCGTCAGAACTACATTGATATCTTTGCTGACATGGCTGATAGCCACATGCTGTCCTGCATGATTGGTCAAATTGTTGGTAAGAGAGTACCTGTACGTAAACTCTCAACTGACCTGTCTAAAGATATTCGTAACTCTAACTACATGCTCTCCTGAGGTATCTCATGGCTGGTATTCTTACTCATGTGAATCTGTCGGTAGACCCGACAGGTTATTACTCTGTTATTCCTAAATCACGTATCAAAGACTCTCTGGGGTTCATACCCCAGATTGTTGAACGTGCTGTAAACATATCCAAGAATGAAATGGACCTTGGATATAAGATTTGGGATGTCTATCAGTATGGAACTCCTATGCTTCCATCTGAAACCAAATCTACTTTTAAAGATGGTTTGTTAACCTATCCAGGTGAAGAACCTGAACATCCTATAGCCGTCTATCGTATCGGTAATACAGATGGGATAGATATCGAATTTTGGCAATACGAGCGAGCCATGACCGTGTATACGGTCAATGGCGAAGCGAAGTTAATCGGGAGAATGGACTAATGATTCGTATCGGTAGAGTAATGATTATGTTCTTCGCTGCTAATCCAGATGAAGAACGTGAAGTAGTAATCAAAGGATTGTACGGAAACCAGATTTGGGTTCAGTACATTGAAACAGGTACTGATGAAGTACTTGATACTCCTCTGGTTCGCTTCAAAGATATGTATCGGGAGTTTGCATATACTCCCGAACATTCCTTCATTGGTCGTAATCCTACTCCAGATGCTGAAGCAGGAGATGAATGGCTAATGTGGGAAGCTGAAAGCGGTAACTGGTATGTAGTCGAAGACCCAACTAAGCCTAATCAGGAGAAAGTGGATGAAACCCAAAGTCCGCTACATTCCATGCCAGAACATCCAACCATTCAGTAAAGTCTGGGTAGAGGATAGATGGTTAATACCTCATATGGTTAATACATACAGAGGTATTACCAGAGTCCTCTACTGGACTGGACGTGAATACATCACTAAATCCTACAACAAAGGAGAACTTGTATGTTCTCAAAGAAAGAATTTCGCTTGGTTCTTTGGTTGGCATTAGCACTCTGCATTTTGCTGGGTGTTAAATATGCCAATGCAAAGACAGTTAATCCTGCATTTGAAAAGGTAGATATTCAACGTGTGCACGACGACGATGCGGCTGTTACTTGCTGGGTATTGGTTGCAGAAGGGACTATGCGTGGTACTACGTATACTTCTGATAGCTATTCCATTAGCTGTCTTCCAAATTCTGTAATCAACCCAAAGGCAGCTAAAGATAACTAATTAATGCCCATCTTCGGATGGGCTTTTAGTTTTAAACAAATGCTACTAAATAGTGGTATTTGTCTAACACTAATATAGGGAACTGTATGAAAGTTAAATTGATGGTACTTCCTCCCAACAATCCTGCAATGTGCATTCCTAAACCAGCAACTGAAGGTTCTGCTGGCGTAGATTTACGTGCAAACGTAGCAATGCCATTCACACTCAAACCAGGAGAAACCAAACTGGTTGAAACTGGGCTGGCTATTCATCTGGATGATGCCAAATATGCTGCAATGATTCTGCCTCGTTCAGGCTTAGGTCATAAGCATGGAGTGGTACTGGGTAACCTTACTGGTCTTATTGATAGTGACTATCAGGGACAGTTAATGGTAAGCCTCTGGAACCGTTCTACAGAGAGTTTTACGGTTAACCCTGGTGACCGTATTGCTCAGATGGTAATCGTCCCTGTGATGCAGCCAGAATTCGTTGTAGTAGATTCATTTGAAGCTACTGAACGTGGTGAAGGTGGATTTAACTCCACAGGAGTTAAGTAGTAGTTAAACCCTACATTTAGTATTAAAATTGTACATATTTTATTATTGAATGTGGGGTATTACCTATGCCATCTGGTAAAAGCATGGCTCAGTTATGGGATGAGTTTAATACAGTCTTAAACTCTCCTGGTACTTTGTTTCAAAGAGCACAGGACCAATATCCTTTCATTAGGTCTAATAATGTTAATCTGGCTATCTCTCCAAGAGATAATGAAGGCTTTGCTGAAACATGGCCTGCTGGTGAAACAGGTACATTAGATAGACCTAGACCTCTCAATTTTCCAATAAATAGTACAGGAATCGAAGTATTCAGACCTAACCAATTTACTACATCTGATGTAGCTGGGGAGGTTATGCATGTAGACCCTGTAGTTAATCAAACCAGAGATAGATTTATTGGAACATTAAATCCTCGACAGCTAGCTATTGTTAAATCTCAGCCTGATTATCAGATGAGTTTACGTATGGGTATGCCTGAAGAAGGAGCATTACAAAATGCCGCAGATGCTGTAATGAGGGGTTATGTAGTAGGACAGTGGCCTGAAGAAGCACTGAAAGAATTTGGTTTTGATGTTAAACAAAACAAATTACTAAGTGATTTAAAAAATTACACTACTACAGGTGTTAAATGAACGAACCAATGAGTCAAACTGAATGGGAGATTCATAAACAGAATCTCAAAGAGATTGACGAAAAGATTGTAGGTCTTGAAGCAGAACTCGCTCGTCAACATGAAGCACGTCGAGAGTATATCAATAGACATAATCTCAATAAGCGTCTTGATAAGGCTTACCCTGTATAACGCCTCCGGCGTTTTCTTTGGATAAATAGGCTCCCTTTATGGGAGCTTTATTTTTTGGAGTAGAGCATGGCAAAACAAGCCGCTGAATCCAGAATGTGTATTCCGTTGGGCGATAAGTACTATATCCAGTCAAACGCCTATACGTATGTTCTGGTGGAAAGGAAAACTATAAAAACTGGTATTAAAGCTGGGACTGAACAACTTGTAAATGTTGGTTATTTTCAATCCTTAGGCTCTTTAGCCAAGTCTCTAATAAACAAAGAAGTGCGTGAAAGTGAAATCAAATCTCTTGAGGAACTTGATACGCGCATAACTCAATTCGCTGAAGGTTTAGGCGAGTTACTTAAACAATCTGAAGGTAAATAAAATGGTTTTAACTGCTGAAGAAAAACAAGCTCTCCTGGCTACTATCTCTGTATTGTCTCGTCTGGAACAGCCTGTACCTGCGTTCCTTGCTTCCAAAATCATTGGCGATATCTTACAAGCCAATATGACTCCTCGTGAGTTATTGGAAGATATTGGCAAACAGATTGCCAATGACCATGACCATGAAGCTGCTGGTTGTAGCTGTATGGACCGTCACCAGTTCATGCTGGATGTGTGTACTCATCTGGAAAAACAGAAGCTGAGTAACGAAATCATCGGTGAAAACCTGACCATTGCTGCTAAAGCATGGAACGATTTCGAAGAAGAGTTTGGTCGTGCACCAACTCCTACATATCTGCACTCCCAGTATGTAATTGAAACTGGTGTTGCTGGCGTGTATTTCATTCATCCGGCTGCTCAGCAGTAATAGCCGTCAATTCTCCGTAATATCTGAAAGAAGGTAAATCTCATGGGTTTATTTGGTTTTGGTAAGAAAAAGGTTAGCCAGAAAGTTGAACAAATGCGTGAAGCTGCTGGCAAACTCGAAAATAAAGATACCGTTGAAGCCGGTATCGCTGTGATGGTCGGCGTAGCTTTTGCCGATAAAAGCTGTAGCGATGAAGAAATCGAACTGCTCGAAGCTGTAATCGAGTCAGATGATACCTTCGCTGCATGGCGTTCTGAAACTCAGGCCATGACCAATAAATGGATTGGCAAATTCCAGAAATTCCATCGTGGTGCAATGATGGACCTGGAAAAAGAATTCAACGACCTGAAAGGTGACCCTGCTGGTCAGAAACGTGCTCTGCTGTGCGGTATCGCTGTAGCAGAAGACGAAGAAGGCATCGGCCCTGAAGAGCGTGCTTTCCTGGAAAAAGTTGCAGGCTGGGCTGGCATCCGTCTGGATACCCTTCTGTAAGATGGGTATGAAATTACGGGGGATAGCAGTTGCCGTACTGCTGTTCCTCGTAATGGCTATCGACTTCACTGGTAAGATGATGTCGATGTTAGCCGACGGCGTACTTGCTGCTGGTATTGCAGCAATCCTCTGGCCTATGTTTAAAGGTAAGAAAGATGTCGATTGAAACCGATAAAGTCGATGCTCTTCGTCGTGGCTTTGATGCCATGATTACTAAACCAGAAGCTCTGAATGTTGGTGACATTGTCATCAAGAATCCAGCCCTCCCTGGTTTGTTTAAATTCCCTGACGAAGACCAACCTGCCATTATTGTTGAATGGCTGGCTCGCCCATTCTATGGGCATGAAAAGGGTACTGATGTACGTGAATCAGTAGGATTACCTCAGGCAGCTTGTCGTTACGATTGTATCGTTCTGGTTGTAGAAGAAGATGGCGATGTAACGCCATGGCTGATGGATTCACGTCGTCTGAAAAAAGTTTCTTAAACGCTCTTCGGAGCGTTTCTTTTGAAAGGTAATAGGTATGCGTCCATCTGCTGTTAAAAAGGCTATAGAGCGCTGCTTTGCTTCGGGATTAGTGCCTTTTATTAAAGGCTCTCCGGGCATTGGTAAGTCAGCAATCATTCGTCAGATTGCAAAGGAAGCCAAGCTGTTGGTAATTGACCTTCGTTTAGGTCAGTGTGACCCGACAGACTTGCTGGGCTTCCCGAACATCGAAGGTGGGCGTTCTGTTTATCACCCGCCAAAAGACATCCCTATTGTAGGGGATGAAATTCCTGAAGGTTACAACGGCTGGTTGCTGTTCCTCGATGAGATGAACACTGCACCGAAAGCTGTTCAAGCTGCTGCGTACAAACTGTTAGATGGTATGGTTGGTCAAACCAAACTCCATCCTCAGGTATACATTGCTGCGGCTGGTAACCTTGATACCGATGGTGCTATCACCACTACAATGAGTTCTGCAACCATGTCACGTATCGTGCATATGGTGCTGGAACCCCATTTCCCTGAATGGGAAGAGTGGGCTATTGCATCCGGTATTGATTACCGTGTTCTGGGTTATTTGAACTTTAAAAAGGAAATGTTCCATAAGTTCAACCCTCAGAACCTACGTGAAACATTCCCATGTCCACGAACCTGGGACTTCAGTAGTAAGTATATTAAAGGACTTCCTACTGATTCAGGTAAAGACCAGCCAGTATTGGCAGGTATTATCGGCTCAGGCGCTGCACAAGAGTTTCTGGCTTTCTGTGATGTATTTGGTGAAGTACATAGTCTTGAAGAGATTATTGCTAATCCAGAAAACATTACTGTGCCTAATCGTGCAGACATTAAATTTGCGTATGCTGGCTTAATTGCTTCCAGTATTAATGTGGATAACGCTGACCAGTTGATGAAATTCGTCAACCGTTTACCATCTGAATTCCAGATTGTAACGTTGTCATCTGCGTTTAAAGCTAAGCCAGCAATTGTAGGTGTTCAGGCAGTATCTGACTGGGTATCTCGTTACGCTAACGATGCCGGTAAAGGTATGCTTTAACAGGAGGGTCTATGGATTTAGAAAGAATCTATGACCTTGCTAAAATTGATTTCTTTGCTAAGAAAGGGACAGCGTTTATTACATCAGTGTTTTGCTCACTTCAGCATTCATGGTGTGATGATATTCCAACCGCTGACGTAGATGGTCTAAATCTACGTATTAATCCTGAATTCTTTATGGCTCAACCAAGACAAATCAGAGTGACACTTCTCGCTCATGAGACTTGGCATGTGGTGCTTAAGCATCCTACGAGACATGAAGGTAGGGACCCTAAAATCTGGAACTATGCATGTGACTTCTTCATTAACAATCAACTTGATAGTGAAGGGTATGTAATTGGTCCAGGTTGGCTAGTCAATCATGACTACGACGGCATGAACGTCTACGAAATCTATAATGAGTTAATGAAGATAGCTGAACAGCTTCCTCCTAATCCTATGGCTGGAGATGTTAATCCTCCACCAGCGGATAAAGAAGAAGAAGTGGATGCTCAAATCGACAATATGCTCATTCGTGGCGTGATTACTGCAAAGCAAAGAGGTCAAGCAGGTTCAGTTCCTGGAGACATTCAGGCTTATCTGGATGAACTCCTAAATCCAAAGTTACCCTGGAACTATATCCTCAGAGACTTCATCAATGAGATGGCAAAAGATGATTATAGTTGGAAGAAACTCAATAAGAGATTTTTCCCTGACATTATGCTCCCATCTCTTAACTCTGAATCTTTGGCTCATATCATCTTCTATAATGATATTTCGTGTTCAGTAACTGATGAACAGTTCAATGTGTATATCAGTGAAATGCACGCAATTCAGCAGATGTTGACACCAGAGAAGATGAGCATTGTGACATTCGATACTCGAATTCATGATGAGTATGAAGTAACTCCTGATATGGATATCAAATCACTGACCTTTACAGGTCGTGGTGGTACATCTTTGGATTGTGTATTGGCACATGCCAAGAAACATAAACCAACTATTATGGTTGTGTTCTCTGACTTGGAGTGTGCTCCTATGAAAGAACAACCAGCAGACTTTGTCATTTGGGTATGTCTTGATAACCCAAGTGCAACAGTTCCGTTTGGACAGTTAATTCATATTAAGTCTTAAACCGCGATTAGGTAATTAATTCAATTACCTTTCAGATGTTCTTTGCCCTCCTTGTGGGGGCATCTTTTTTGGAATCAATATGAAACTAAAACTTCTGTTGTTAGCAGCAGTAATGACACTGTCTGCGTGCGATATTAATGATGCAGATGTTGCATCTCGTAATGCCAGTAAAGCTGCTGATAATTTCGAAGCGAATCGTCGTTTCGTATTTTATAACGGTATTACCGGTGAGTTTATGCTGGAAATTACTGGTCTTTGTTCTAAAGACAATTCCAGTACCGCTAACACATTAGGTGTTATCTGTAAAACAGGACCAAATACATATAAGAAGCACATGCTTGGGCTTTCTGACAATGTTACCTGGTTTATGGAAGACCTCAGCGGTAATAACGTTAGCGTAAATCAATATCGTGTAACGTTTAAACCATCGGTAATCATTCCTGATATCGATATTCGTTAATTAACTGGAGCTATCATGTTTAAGATTCGCAAAGCTATCCGTGATGTAGCGAACGTAGAGTACCCTAAAAAGCTCTCAATGAGCTTGGCTGGTAATTTGCCTTTGTCTAATCACAGATGCCACTACAACGCTGTACAGGCTGTTAAAAACAATATGGCTGTTGGCGTAGTAGAAGCAGTCATTATTTATGATGATTGCTGCACTGTTCACTTCGTGAATCTATTAGCAGATGGTTCTCTCGTTGATTTCACATTGGGTCAAATGTGTATTAACGATGACTATCGTTTTGTACGTCATGTCTCTCCAAATGAGTATGACAGTATTAACGATGCTCTGTTAGCAGGTAAGAAGAAGCTACAGGATAAAACTCCTTGGCATATTCGAAAACTCATTAAACTATCCAAAAAGGATTGGTGTTAATGAAAGAGCAAGAACAGCTTAGGAAAGATATTTCCCGTATCTTTTCCATCTTTAAAGCTAGTGAATGTGAGCTTCGTCCTCACTTCATTTTAACGGGTGAAAGTGGTACTGGAAAAACCTTTTTAATTAAGCTGTTGGCTGATGAGCATAAGATGGATTACATCGAAATTAATGCTGCTCAGCTAACCAAAGAAGGTCTATCAGGAAATAGCCTGAGTAAAGCCTTAGCACCATTACGTCAAGCCAATGGTAATCCTGTTGTTTGCTTTGTAGATGAATTCGATAAGTTATTCATCGCAGGCAATAACAATAGTGAGCTGGCTCATGAGTCTACCAATGGAGTTCAGAATGAATTCCTTAAGATTCTTGAATCAGACTGTACTTCAGTCTTTGGCGATTATGGCAAGTACGTAGACGTTCCTGTTAAGAATGTCTTGTTTGTATTTGCTGGTGCATTCAATGGAGAACCAGATATCAATCTGGATAAACTCCGTGCTTTCGGCGTTAAGACTGAGTTCCTTGGTCGTGTTGGTTTGGTATACAACACCACTAAAGTCAGTCTGGATACTCTCCTGAATATCCTGAAAGAATCTAAAACTCTCGCTATGTATCTGGATTTATTCTCAGATGTTAAGCGTGAGAAAGCTATCGAAGATATCTCTAAACATATTAGAGATAACTATGAAATGAATACTCTGGGGATTCGTATGGTTAATACGTTAATTACTCAGTACTTCATTCAGGATGGCAAGCTTAACCGTGAAGAGGCCAAACACAGTACCTTCCAAAGTAAACTTAAATTTGGTGAGTAAAGTGTCCAAATCTCCTATTGCATGGGATATCTTTCGTATCCCTAACAAACTCGTTTGTCGAACCAAGAAACAACACGTAGCCAACATTGCTCGCAATGGTAACTATCGTGTTATTCCTGTGTTCGGTAGAGGTTAAACCGCCTCCGGCGGTTGCCTTGGAAAAATGAAAAGTGTGAATCTGGTTTAGATGTAAGAATCTAAAAGAGACTCACCAGTCATTTTTCCCCTCAAAAGAAAGAGAAATAAATTCTCTTCAATTCATTTCAATTTTATCCCCATCTGAAAAGGTAAATAGTAATGGCTAAGACTCTCGAACAGAATGAAAAACAGGTTCACGTTGCTGATATCGTTAAGCACGGTGAAAAGCTGATTGTTCCTGAACAAATGAAGCTGGGCGATGCAATCGACCTGCTGAAACGTCGCCAGACCTACGAAGAAGAAGAAGTTGTGGTACGCCGTACTTACAACGTATTCCCGTGGGACGGTGCTCATGCTCTGATGCTGGCGCTGACTGAGCGTTACGGCTGGGCTGCTGCTGAAGCAACGCCTGGTTTCTTTGGCTCTAACCCTCCGCAGATGCTCGACGTCCAGGTTGGTTATGGTCAAACCAAAAAAGTACCATGGGGTCGTTTCTCTCTGCCTCAGGTAGAAGGTTTCGTGCAGTGTTCTGCACAGAAAAAAGATGGTCGTGTCAGTTTCGAACTGGTCGGCAAAGTTCTGCGTAAAGACGAACCAACTATCGAACTTCTGTTCGATACTGTTGAAAAGACCCTGCGCACCAACTCCATCTACATGGGTAAAGCGATTAAAATTCGCTTCCGTGATAACGATGGCGACCTGCTGGAAATGCCTGAGCCGGAATTCATGAACCTGAACGGCATTAGCCGTGACTCGCTCGTGTACTCCGACGATGTGCAAAACCTCATCGAAACTAACCTGTTCACTCCAATTGAACGCGTGTCTGACTGTATCGCCAACGATATGCCAGTCAAACGCGGCGTTCTGCTGGGTGGGCCATACGGTACTGGTAAAACCATGGCTGCAACTGTTGCTGCTGCTCTGGCTACCAACGTGGGTGTTACCTACGTTTACGTACCGCGCTCTGACGAACTGAGCGATGCGATTCAGTTCGCCAAGCAATACAGCGATAAAGCGTGTGTCATCTTCTGTGAAGATATCGACCGTGCTGTATCTGGCGAGCGTTCCGTTAAGATGGATGACATCCTGAACATCCTCGACGGTATCGACACCAAATCCAGCCGTATCATCACGGTGCTGACCACTAACCATCTGGAAAACATCAACCCTGCAATGCTGCGTCCAGGCCGTCTGGATGCAATCATTGATGTTACCGCGCCTGACGCGAAAGCAGTTGAAAAACTGGTTCGCCTGTATGGTCGTGATACCATTGCGGCTGATGCTGACCTGACTCTGGTCGGTGAAGCGCTGGCAGGTACTATTCCTGCGGTTATCGCTGAAGTCGTCAAACGTGCAAAACTGCACCAGTTGCAGTACCAGCAGCCAGGTACGATGATTGAAGAAATCTCGTCTCAGGCTCTGCTGGATTCGGCTCTGACTATCCAGGCTCAGCGTAAGCTGCTGGAAGAACAGTCTAAGCCGAAAGTCAAAGAACCAACCTTCAATGAAGTTATCGCTGCCGCAGTTGCTCCTGCAATTGCTGAAGGCGTTAAACGCATTGCTGGCGATGTCTCTGAAATGCACTCACAAATTGTCGGCTAATACCGGCAGTGGCGCTTGGAAGTATTCCCCCTAATTGGGGGAATATTTTCCAGTTACCATTGGAGGTATGTATGGAAAATGTTTATCAAGCTATCGATAGTAGCCAATACAAACGAATCTTCGTTGTAGGTGACCTACATGGCTGCTGGTTAGATTTAAACGAAGAGATGTATAAAGTACAGTTTGATACTCAGACTGACTTACTTATCTCTGTAGGTGATTTAATTGACCGTGGTACTCATAACATTGAGTGCTTAGAGTTATTGAATCAATCTTGGTTTAAAGCAGTAATGGGTAACCATGAAGAGATGGCTCTCAATGCTGTCACTGCTAAACCAAACACCGCTGAAGCTGATGCATATTTTGCTCATTGGTTCAGAAACGGTGGTATGTGGTTTGTTGAACAGTCTGTTGAAGACATAAATAAAACCATAGAGTTATTTCATAAAGTAGCCCTGCTACCTTATCTCATTGAAGTCACTATCGATGACAAGAAAGTTGTCATTGGTCACGCTGACTACCCATCAAATACCTACACCTTTGGTAAACCAGTAGACCTCACAGACGTAGTCTGGAGTAGGGATAGAATGGTTACAAACCAGAATGGTCGTAGCGTAGTCATTACAGGTGCCGATGAATTTTACTTCGGTCATACACCTGTCAAAGACCCCAAACAGTTTAAGAATCAAAACTATATCGATACCGGTGCTGTATTCGGTGGACGATTAACGTTGGTTCAAATCAAATAGACCACCTTCGGTGGTTTATTTGCTTATATTCCACTGTTTAGGTGCTCAAATGAAAATCCAAAAATTCGGTACAATTCGTTTTACACACACAGGTTTGCCTATCTTTGAAGGATTCATGTTTGCTGCTGAATCTGAAGAAGAACAACAAACACTTCATGCATCAAAATCTTTTTATCTGCAAAAAGTAATGGAAGAGTTAGCTAAACATTTCGTTGATGTATACAACAGAAATGCAGCTAAGCTAGATGAATTAGCTGAAGGTGATATGGGCTATGACAAACCTATTGGCAGTCATACCAAATCGCCAGTTGATATCGTTAATGAATTCCTTAGCAAAGCAGGTAAACCATGAACAACATCATTATGTGTTGGGTGCTGGGTATCCTATGGGTGATTGATGCAATCATCAAAACGGATTGGTCCATATACTTCCATTGAGGTGTATATGACAGATACAGCCAATATGGTCTGCATCGAACTGTCTTACGATTTCAGAATCGTACTGCCTGTCGAAAAAGGGCAGGAACTGCTTAGACTCTTGAGTGAAGCAGAGATGTACGACGAAACTCGTAATTATGGTAAAGGTCCAGACCAAATTCATGTAAAGCCAATGAACAAACGCATTCAGATGTGGTTCTTATCCAGAACCATGTATGACGTAGGTAAATTGGCTTTTTTAAGGGACGAAGATGCAACTGACTGAATGCCAAGATAAGGCAGCTAAAACATTCTTAGCATTTTTAGTTTCACCAAATAAACATATGTGCATCTCCGGTCCTCCAGGAGTAGGTAAAACACATATGTTAGACCACATGATTGATATGCTTCCTAACACAGAACGTATCTGTAATATCATGGGGGCTGAACCATTAGTAGATATTAAACTAACTGCTACCACTAATAAGGCAGCAGAAGTATTACAAGAAAGATTTCCTAATCGTGATGTAACTACAATTCATTCATGTTTAGGTTTAACAGTAAGGGATGATTACCGTACAGGTAAAACCAATACTGTAAAAGGGAAGAACTTCTCCTATCTCCAAGATACTTTACTCCTTATGGATGAAGCATCTATGGCAGATACTCAATTACTGAAGCTCATAGAAGAAGCCACAAATAGAAACTGTAAAATAGTTTTTATTGGCGACCACTGCCAGCTAGCTCCAGTCTCAGAAAAAGAAAGTCCTGCATTTAATTCAGGATTTCTCACCTCATATTTGACCACTCAGGTTCGTACTAGTAATAGTCCTGACCTTACTGCTCTTAATACTCAATTAAGAGAAACAGTTGAAACGGGTGTGTTCAAACCAATTAGTCCAGTACCTGGTGTTATTGACTTCGTCGATGATGAAACCTTCCGTAGCCTTATGGATGCTCATTTCATTAACCAGGAAACTCCCGGACACAAAATCCTCGCTTATACAAACAAACGTACCCAAGAGTTCAATTCGTATATTCGTGAACAGAAAGGCTTACCACCTCATCTGATAGTAGGTGATACCGTTATCTCTAATAATTCTATCGAAGTCGGTTCATCCAGAACTAAGATTGAGAAAGAATATAGAGTTACTCAAGTAAGTAACAGTATTAATACTGATAGTAAAGTGGGTATCCAATTTAGAACTGTAGTTCTGAATGGCAATCTACATGTATGGGTTGCAGAGAATTATTCTCAGTTAGCTGGAAGTATTCGTGAAGCTGCTCGTATTAAAGATTGGGAAACTTACTTCTATCTGAAGAATAACTTTGCTGATTTACGAATTGCATACGCAGGTACTGCTCATAAATCCCAAGGCTCTACGTATCATACAGTCTATATAGACTTAAGTGATTTACGTGTATGTCGTGACCCACAAGAGTTAGCTCGTTTACTTTATGTAGCGACTAGTCGTGCAACTACTCGTGTGGTCTTTTATGGGAGTCTCTAATGGCTATTCCAATAAGACAAAACATTCAAGAACGTATTTATATTAAGAATGAATTAGTTAAGTTATTAACTAAAGCATACTCTGATTACGTTTATAAACTTGAAATGGCTCTCTGTACTGATAATGATACTCCATTTGGTTTTACCTATGATGGAAAAACATTTGGTGAAATGTATAAATCATACAGTATTGGTATTAAGGATGAACTCAGAGAACGTGCTGAAGAAGTTTGGATTGCAAAATCTAAACTAGCTAATGACCAACGTAAATTGGATGCTTACTTTGGTAAAGTTATGGCTCGTCTCAAAGATTGGGGACAGATGTATGATGTCATTCCTGACTATCTGCATGAACCATACAGTCGTATGTTCGTAAATCCTCCTAAAAGAACACCTCAACATCTCAGACTAATTGTTTATCTGGATATCGAAACTAAGCAAATCATGGATTTTCATGTGATGTTTCGTCTGGTGGAATAATGGAAAGAGTATTCATCGTTCCTCTAACAGTCTTGGTAGAGTACAAGCTATTGAGAGGCCATTGGCCTGCAATACTCGATGAATGCAGGTTCATGGACCATGATGGCAAAAGGACTTATTTCCTTGAACATCGTCCACTGACTAATGAGATTCTTGAACTCATAGCTCAGTTGGCAACTTATGGAAAAGAGTATAGGCTTCTCAATCTTACTGATGAGCCACCAGAACCAATAGGATAGCTATGCGACATTTGATTTTTGAACCTTCTTCAAGGTTTCCAATCGCTATTCTGATTAAACCTCAACAACTTAGAAAGGCTGATATAGAGAAGCATTACATCACTCCTTCTGGTTTAAGTAAGAAGATGTTCATTGCTTTTGACTTGGCTTATAACGGAAAGAAAGCTCCTGTCTCTCTACAGAAAGATTATCTAAATGAGGTCTTACCTGAACTATGTAATCTCCGTACAGAATACATTCTCTGTACTGATAGTGCATACTTCAAGACTCTAACCAAGAAGCAGAAAGCTGAACCTTATTATGGATATGTACTTCCATGTGCAATCACTGGGTTTGAGCATATCAATGTCATACTCTGCCCTAACTATGGTCAACTGTTTTATGACCCAAATGTACAAGGCAAAGTGGACTTAGCTTTGAAAGCTCTCACCGATACCATTTCTGGCTCCTACAACGAGCTAGGTGGCGATATTATTCATTCAGAGTACTATCCCAAGGGTATCGATGAAATCTCCGCATGGCTCGATTCCTTGCACCAATACCCAATCCTTGCTGCTGATATCGAAGCATTCGATTTGAAGTTTTATAAAGCAGGATTAGGTACTATTGGTTTTGCTTGGGACAAGCATAACGGAGGTGCTTTTGCTATTGATTACACCAATACACCTGAGGATGCTCAGAAAATTCGTGGCTTAGTCAGGAATTTCTTTGAGACATACAAAGGTAAATTGATTTGGCATAACGCAGGTTATGACTTAACAGTTCTAATCCATCAGTTATGGATGAAAGGTCTATTAGACCAAGATGGTTTACTCAAGGGTCTGCATCTTATGTGCAGAAACTTCCATGACACAAAGATTATTGCTTATTTAGCAACAAACTCTTGTGCTGGAAATGAACTTGGTTTGAAAGCTCAATCCCATGAATTTGCTGGCAACTATGCTCAAGACGATATCGAGGATATTACTAAAATCGATATAGATTCTCTGCTTAAGTACAACTTAACAGACTGTCTAAGTACTTGGTATGTAGCTGACAAACATGCTGACACTATGGTGTTAGATGAGCAATGGGATATCTATAACAATCTAATGCTACCTTCTCTGAAGAATATTATTCAGATGCAATTAACTGGTATGCCTATTGATATGGCAGAAGTTAAGAAGCTGAAGGCAGCAATGATTAAAGAACGAGATGGCTACTTGAACGCTATTAAAGTGTTTTCTGTAGTAGACGTGTTAATTCATAGGCTACGACAGAATCATGTAGATACTCGTAATGCTTCGCTTAAAACCAAGCAGATAACTCTATCTGATGAAGAAACTCTCGCTATAGATTTCAATCCTAACTCCCATCAACAAGTACAGGAACTCCTGTATGAGATTATGGGATTACCTGTGATTGACTATACCGATAGTAAACTCCCAGCAACTGGGGCTGAAACTCTTGAGAAACTCATTAACCATACTGACAATGAGAAATACAAATCTATTCTGGAATGTCTTATTAAGTATTCCAAAGTAGAGAAGATACTCTCTGCATTCATCCCTGCATTTGAGGAAGCACCTCTAGCTGAAGATGGTATGCATTATCTCTTTGGTAGCTTCAATATTGGTGGAACTGTATCAGGACGATTAAGTTCTTCGAAGCCAAACATGCAACAGATTCCATCCTCCAAGAGTCCATATGCCAAACCAATTAAGAGATGCTTTAAAGCTGCTCCTGGTTGGCTTCTCATTGGGCTGGACTTTGCTAGTTTGGAAGACCGTATTTCTGCTCTTACAACTAAAGACCCAAATAAACTGAAGGTATACACCGATGGTTATGATGGTCATAGTTTACGAGCATTTGCCTATTTTGGCTCTCAGATGCCTGACATTATTGATTCTGTTGATAGCATCAATAGTATTCAGGAACTTTACCCAGTCTTTAGACAGGAGTCTAAAGCACCTACATTTGCACTTACCTATCAAGGTACTTATTTCACATTAATGGCTAACTGCGGCTTCTCTGAAGAGAAAGCTAAATCCGTTGAACAGAGATATCACGAACTCTATTTCGTGTCTGACCAATGGGTTGATAAGAAGTTAGAACAAGCAACTAAAGATGGCTACATCACTGCTGCATTCGGGTTAAGAATACGTACTCCATTACTCGGTAAAGTCGTATGGGGAACCAGTAACATGCCTTATGAAGCGAAAGCTGAAGGTAGGACTGCTGGTAACGCATTAGGACAATCTTGGTGTCTGTTAAATAACAGAGCAGCCAATGAGTTTATGGAACGTGTTTGGGCATCTAAGTATGCCAGAGTAATCCGTCCAGCAGCACACATTCATGATGCCCAGTATTATCTGGTTCCAGATGATATCGAGGTAGTGAAGTGGGTGAATGACAATCTAGTTGAGTGTGTCCAGTGGCAAGACCATCCTGACATTTATCACGATGAAGTGAAGTTAGGTGGTGAGCTTAGTGTGTTCCACCCATCATGGGCTAATGATATTTCACTGGCTAACGGGGCTGATGAAAACCAAATATTAGACACATGTGCAATAGGGTTAGATAAGTATCTTCACCCGGAGAAATATAAAAAATGACTTTTGCTACTGCTATTGATAATGCTCCTGCAATTCTGCAAGAAGCAAAGCGTTGTATTGGTGACAGAGCCAGTGAACGTGACCAAGATTCTGAACGTTCTATGGCACGTACTGTAGGCTCATTCAATGCGATGTATAACCTGAACCTGACAGAGGAACAAGGTTGGATGTTTATGGTCTTCCTGAAGGCTGCAAGAGCCTCAGGAGGCTCATTCAAACTTGATGACTATGTAGATGGTGCAGCTTACTTTGCTCTAGCTGGAGAGTCTGCTATGCCAAGTTCTCAATTAGAATTACCACTGGAGTAACAATGTTTGTTAAATACATTGACCATATGGGTAGCGACCAACGTGTAGTTGATATTGCTAGACAATCATTTGCTAAAACAGATGCAGCAGTTCGTACTGAAGCTCAAAACAAAGGATTGATTCGTTATCTGGCTGAGGGCATTTCAGCTAAAGATAAGAAAGAAATTATCAGTATGATTCTTAATGGAACCAAAGAACTTGGTACATATGATGAATGTACTGCTGAAGCTCTTTATCGAAGTATTCGACATCAAGCTGTCCATTGGACTCCTTTTGCACATACTGCAATTACCTTACAAATGCAGGCTCCAATTCCAATTCGTACTCAGGCTTTTAAACATAAACAAGGCTTAGTAGAGAATGAGGAATCCAGAAGATATATCTCTAGTACACCAGAGATTTTCATTCCTGAATTTCGTTTAAGACCTGAAGGGTCTATTAAACAAGGTAGTGCAGGTATTCATCCTGATAATAATGCTTGGAAATCATCATATATTGAAATTACCCATGCAGCGGTATTTATGTACGAAAGGATGATTGCTGAAGGGATTGCACCAGAACAAGCCAGATTTGTATTACCTCAAGGTGTAGAGGTTAACTGGACTTGGACAGGTAACTTACTCGCTTTTGCTAACTTCTATAACAAACGAAGTGATGCACATGCTCAACAAGAAATTCAAGATTTAGCTGAGATGGTTCGTGAAATCATTGAACCATTATATCCAGAGTCTTGGAAAGCACTTACTCAGTGAGGATTAATTATGTCTGTACGTCTTACTAATGATGCTTGTGACAAAATCATTGCAGCAGCAATGGATAAATCTGGTTTTCCTAAACGTCTGGAAGAAGCTAGAAACAATGTAGAAAAGATTAAAATGGAATGTTTAATCTCTGCATTTGGTGGACTTAAACCTTATCGTCGATTAGTTGAACGCTTCAATACTATTGAAGAAAAAGCTAAAGCATTAGCTTCTGAAGGTATCTTGGTTAAAAGTCCAAGAGATTACAGCACATGGAATGCAGATAAGATTAACATTGCAGGTATGAATGTATCTTACCCAAGACAATCAGTGTTGAATAACCCAGAATTTGAAGGACTCAGATTCGTTCGTTTAAACAATGGCGCTAAGCCAACTATCACTGCTGATAATCCTCTGGTACAGAAATTCCTGGATGCAGAGAAAGTAGTAGAAGAATTAGATTCTAGTGCGAAAACTATTAAAGCTAACGTTAAAGCAGTTGTTTACAGTGTAAGTACTACTAAACGTTTAGTTGAAGTGTGGCCTGAAGCAGCAGAACTAATTCCATCTGATATCGAAGTAGTTCGTGCAGCATTGCCTGCAATCAACTTCGTTAATCTGAACGCATCTATTGGTATCCCTTCTGATAAGAAGGCGTAATCATGAAGTATTCCAATCCAAGCAACATTGCTTTATCAATGGCTGTTTGGTTGGCTCAAGATGATTACGATTATGTTGAGAAACCAAACTATATCTCTGCTACCAGCCTGTTAAAAAGTGTTCGCCAGTTGATATTGACAGCACGTATAAATGGAACTGGAGAGCAACGAGTTGATATAGCTACCCAAATCCCTAACCGTATGGGTACAGCCTTTCATGACGCGATTGAGAGAGCCTGGAAAGGTAATTATAAACAGTCCCTAGAATCTCTTGGATATCCTAAGAGAGTGATTGAAGCAGTACGCATCAATCCACCACTAGATGAACTGAATGATGACATCATTCCTGTATGGCTTGAACAGCGTGTTGAAAAGGAATTCAAAGGTTGGACGATTGGTGGAAAGTTTGACATGGTACTTGAGTATCGACTCAGGGACGTCAAATCTACTAGTACGTTCACCTACATGAATAAAGCCAATGACGATAAGTTCCGTATGCAAGGAAGTATCTATCGTTGGCTTAACCCAGAACGGATTCGCCATGACCATATGTACATTGATTATCTGTTTACAGATTGGTCAGCAAATATGGCTAGAGCGAATAAGGATTATCCTCAACAGAAGATATTGGAATATCCAATACTCTTGAAATCCATCAGTGAAACAGAGCAATATGTGTCCTCCAAGCTATCAGCCTTGGAACGATACAAGGATGCTCCTGAGTCAGAATTACCTGAGTGTACTGAAGAAGAACTATGGCGCTCTGAACCTGTCTATAAATACTACAAAAATCCTAACTCAATGGGTCGTAGTACCAAAAACTTTGATAATCAACATGATGCTAATCTCCGCTTAGTAGAAGACGGAGGGGTAGGCATCGTTGTCAGAGTTCCTGGACAAGTCATAGCCTGTAAGTTCTGTGCAGCATATAACTCATGTAAACAGAAGGATAAGTATCTGGCCTCTGGTGAACTTATTATCTGAGAGATGCAATGTTTGACTTATCAAGTGCTAACTATCACCCCATAAGTGAACAGATGGTTGATGTGCTCTGTAAAAAGACACTCAACCAAAACAGACTGTTCTTCAGGGTTCAGGTTAGTTACTTCATGGCTAAGATGGCAGCCAGTATGCGTGTCACACTGGATACCTTAGACCGAGGTAACTTGCCTGTTAACGTATATGTCCTGAACTTGGCTCCATCAGGGTCTGGTAAGGGACATTCAACTAATATCATTGAGGGTGAATTCTTGAACCAGTTCAAGAGAACATTCCTGAATGATACATTCCCATACTTAGCAGGGCAGAACTTAGTCGATTTAGCAGCCCAAAGAGCCAGTAAAAATGGTACTGACCCAGCAGATGAGTTAGTGAAACTGGAGAAGGAATTTGCTTCTACAGGTGCATTAGCATTCTCATTTGACAGTGGTACTGTACCTGCTCTAAAGCAACTTCGATATAAACTGCTCTTAGCTAATGCTGGTGCTGCATCATTCGAGTGTGATGAATTAGGTAAAAACCTAATCTCTAACCTCGATTTACTGACTGCATTCCTTGAGTTGTATGACCAAGGTTTAATCAAGCAAAAGTTAACCAAGAACACAGCCGAATCTCAACGAGGTGAAGAATTGGAAGGCAAGACGCCAACCAATATGCTTCTCTTCGGTACTCCAAACAGTTTACTGAATGGAGGTAAAGAAGAAGATGAGTTCTATGCTTTGCTTGTTGCTGGTTATGCTCGTCGTTGTCTGTTTGGATACTCTACCAAAGAGGATTTCCAACAGGAGATGACTCCAGAGCAAATCTTCGACATGTTAACGGATACAACATCGTCTAATACTATTGCTCAGTTATCTCAACACTTTGGGATGTTAGCTGATGCAATCAAGTATAATCAGAAGATTAATGTCAGTAGGGATGTGAGCATTAAGCTTATTGCTTACAAAGTTCATTGTGAACAGATTGCCGATAGGCTTCCTGAACACGAAGAAATTCGTAAAGCAGAACTACGTCACAGATACTTTAAAGCTCTTAAACTTGCAGGTGTGTATGCATTTGTAGACGAGACTGATGAAGTAACTGATGCTCAGTTAATGTCAGCTATTAAACTCGTAGAAGATTCTGGTGAAGCATTCGATAGAATTCTGAGCCGTGAGAAAAACTACGTTAAGTTAGCTAACTATATTGCCGGAGTAGGCAAGGAAGTTACTCATGTAGATTTGGTAGAGGATTTACCATTCTATAAAGGCAGTAATTCACAGAAGCAAGAGCTAATGAACTTGGCTGTTGCCTATGGATATAAGCATCACATCATCATCAAGAAGACATTCGTAGATGGAATTGAATTCTTCAAAGGTGAGTCACTTAAACCAACAGATTTAAATGAACTGATGGTTTCATACAGTGGGCATGTTGCTTATAACTATCTCAGTGAACCAATCTCTTTTGAGAATCTTAAACAGCTATGTCAAATGGAAGACATGCATTGGGTAAACCATTACTTACTCAAAGGTAAGAATGGTGATGGTCACAGAGATGGAGCCAATGTTATTCCTGGCTTCAATTGCATTGTGATTGATGTAGACGAAGGAACTAAGATAGATGAAGTGAAAGTGCTTATGAAGGAATATACGTACTTCATTCATACTACTAAACGTCACACAGACGACGAACACAGATTCAGGTTGATTCTTCCAATCAACTATCATCTGAAACTGGACGAAGTAGAGTTCAAGGAATTCATGAACAACGTCTGTGAATGGCTCCCATTCAAAGTTGATGAGCAAACCTTCCAGCGTTGCCGTAAGTGGGCTACCCACCCAGGTGAAACATTCTCCAATGAAGGGGAATTACTGGACGCTTTAGCATTCATTCCGAAAACCAGTAAGAATGATGAACTGAAGAAACGTATGGTTGATTTAGGGAATCTCGACAACCTTGAACGTTGGTTTGCACAACGTATGGGAGCAGGAAATCGCAACAATCAACTGCTAAAATTTGCTATGATGTTGGCTGATACGGGACTTCAGTATCAACAGATTTTGGATAAGGTCTTAAGCTTTAACTCTAAGTTAGACAATGCCTTACCTGAGATTGAAATCCATAGCACTATCATGCGTAGTGTCAGCAAGAAACTCTCAGAACAAGCCTCTTAATGAGGCTTTCTTTATCTATCAGGAGAGATAATGTCTGAACCAATTAAAGACCTGGTGCTCATTGCAGGTACATCATCCTCTGGTAAATCTTCATCTCTGATGAATCTTCCAGACCACCCTGGTGTTATGTATCTGAACTGTGAATCAGGTAAACGTCTGCCATTCCCTAATAAGTTTGACAGATATGTAATTACTGACCCTATGCAGGTATATGAAGCTTTCGATGAAGCTGAGAATATGCCGCATATCCATACTATTGTGGTGGACTCACTGACATTCCTTATGGATATGTTTGAGTCAATGTATGTTATTGGTTCAACCAATACCATGCAGGGTTGGGCTAATTACAACCAATACTTCAAAAACCTGATGCAGGATAAGGTTGCGAAGTCTAGCAAACGAGTAATCTTTATTGCCCATACTTTAGCAACTCTTAACGAGAACGAAATGGTTGTTGAAACCAAAGTTCCTGTTAAAGGTGCATTAAAGAATCAGGGTATCGAAGCTTACTTCACATGTATTGTTTATGCCAAACGTGTACCTCTGAAACTTCTGAAAAACTATGAGAATGACCTTCTCGTAATTACAGATGAAGAAGAAATGCTTGGCTTCAAGCATGTGTTCCAAACTGCTATCACCAAAGATACAGTCCATGAACGTATTCGTTCACCACGTTTTATGTGGAAAACGAATGAAAGTTTCATTGATAACGATGTCATGAAACTGTTCCAACGTATCGATGAATTCTACGAAGAGTAAGGATAAATAAATGTCTCTGTTAAAAAACTTAGAAACTAAAGCAAACGTTGAAGGTGAAAAGGACGTACTTGGTGGCGGTGGTGTATTAGACACTAACGTCTATCCAATGAAAGTTAAAGTAGCCTACTTCACTTCAGCAGCAAGTGGTGCAGTAGCAATCAACCTGCAAGGTGATGTTGACGGTAAAGAAGTACGTCAACAGTTCTGGGTTCTGTCAGGTAATGATAAAGGCAATAAAAATACCTATACCAAAGATGGTAAAGAGTATTACCTGCCAAGTTTCATTACTGCTAACAGTCTGGCTCTGCTGACTGTAGGTAAAGAACTGTCTCAACTGGATGTTGAGAAAAAAGTCATCAAACTGTATGACTTTGAAGCCAAGGAAGAACGTCCTACTGAAGTAGACGTACTGGTAGAACTGACTGGTCAAATGATTCAGGCAGGTATCCAGAAACAAACCGTCGATAAAAATGAAAAAGGGGATGATGGTAAATATTACCCTACAGGAGAAACTCGTGAAATTAACGAAGTCGTTAAATTCTTCCGTTTCGAAGATGGCCTCACTGTACCTGAAATTGAAAAAGGTGTTACCGAAGCCAAGTTCAAAGATGACTGGGTAACCAAATGGGCTGGTAAAGTCATCAACAAAGCCAAAGGTAATAAAGACGGTGCGAAAGCAGGTCTGCCATCTGGTGGGGCTAAATCAGGTACTAGTTCCTTGTTTAAACGCTCATAAAAAATAAGCCCTCTACTGAGGGCTTTTTTATAGGTGAAGTATGGCAATTAAAGTAAGGATGTTCCAAAACGTCTCTGGTACAGCTTACCAGAAAGTGTCATATAAAATCATCCAAGGAATTCTGGAGAATCCAGATGACAAAGAAATTGATGTGTTTCTTAGTGGTTGGGAACATGCATGTGCCAAATCATTAATGAGAACTCAAATTCTACAGCAACTCGAATGGTTTAAGTCTCAGGGATATACTGTCACTTTCAATGACAAGAGACTTTAACTCATGCACAAACTTATCGCACCTCTCAGAGTACAAAAAACCAAAGCTAAACTATTCAGTCTTAATCTCAATGCATATCGCAATGAGCATTATATGACTCTTAATAAAGCTAAGGTTAATTTCAAACTAGAGATGGAAGAACAGATTAGAGCGTTACCAAAGTTCACTAAAGTAAGGCTGACATATGTAATGTATCCAGCCACTAAACACTTAACTGACGTAGGTAACGTATGTTCTGTAGTAGATAAGTTCTTTGCTGATGCTCTGGTAGAGCTAGGGAAATTACCTGATGACAATTATCTTTACGTTCCTGAGTTGGCTTTTCGGATGGGGTCTATAGACCGAGAACAGCCAAGAGTAGAAATCTTCATAGAGGAAATAGATTGATGCAAATTACACTGAATCAAGATGAAATCATGGAAGCCCTGAAAGACTATGCTTTCCGTGTTATCAACGTAGCGCCAGGTAACGATATTACTATCGACCTGAAAGCTGGTCGTGGTGAGAATGGTTACTCAGCAACTCTGGACATTGTTCCACAACAGTTGACGAGTACTCATGTCCCAAAGACTCCTAATCAGCAGCCACGTAGTTCTGGGCATGTAGAGCCTGCTCACGGCATTCTTCGTGGTGAAGCTGAAGAAGTACAGCAGGTAGAAACAAAACCTCAGGTAGAGGCTCCTGCGGAGCTTCCTGTAGAAGGTGAACAAGTCGTTGATACTGGTCCAACAGAAGACGACGATGCAGATGTTGATGCTGTAGTAGCACGTCAGAAAGCTCAAACTCAGTCTCTGTTTGCTCGTACAGCTTAATCAGGAGCCTAGATGAAAGCACTAAAAGCTGCTTTCATTACTGCTCTCATAGTAGGGGTCTACTTTGTATGGCCCCTAGTTCTGACAGTAGCTGTGATAGCAGGTATATTCTGGTTCATCTATATGGCACTGAAGCAAGAGGATAAAAAGGATGAGTAACAAAGTTAGTATTGAACGTATCGGGGATTTAATGGCTAAATTAACTCCTCGATATTCAGTAGTAGAAGGTACAACTACTACTGTTTGTTTACTCTAACTACCAAATGGATTTGTAGTAGGAGAAGGATTTTCTGCATGTGTTGACCCAAGTAACTTCGATGAAGCACTTGGTCGTAAATATGCACTTGAAAATGCTACTGAACATGCAAAAAACAAATTATGGGAATTTGAAGGATACATGTTAGCGATGTCTTTAAATCCTGTATAAAACAAAGCCCCATCCTTGGGGCTTTTCTTTTAGAACAGAGCAACCATTGGATGGATTGTTAATCCATTAGCTGCTGTTCCCATACCGATGTTGTAATCCAAACTACCTGTAATCAGGTTAGCATCAGTGATGTTAGGCAATGCAGACTCAGAGCTTAAATGACTCATGAGGAACAATGCTCTAATTGGATTCTCTCTAATGGTTTTAAGAATGATTTTCTGAATACGGATTTTGTAGTTCAGGAACCAAGTTAAACCCATTGCATCCAGATAAGCACGAGTACGGCTAGGCAGTACATCATAGTTGATGAACTCACTCATTACCTGAGCCAGAGCAGACTCTTTATCCATTGGATTATTCTTGCGAGTAGTCAGTTGTTTATACATTGAATACTTAGCAACAAAGTCACCATACTGAATACTACGGTTAAGGAAGAAGTACACATGGCTATCTCTAGACATAGCAATTTCCTTAGCTGCTCTTTTAACTCCTTCAGGAACACTATCTGTGTATCTTGAGAGAGTCGATACTGCTTTATCTTTCAGAGAGTAATCATCTTGCTGACCTAAGTCTTCAGCGATTGTAGGCAGTAAACCAGCCTGAATTAATTCAGCTACTGGGTTACGAGCCTGGAAGTCCTTCAGTTCAGAAATTTTTCTCTGATACTCACCTGCCTTCTGTGGGTTATGCCCCACTGCCAAATAGTGAGAATACTCGTTAATGATTTTCTCATTACGTCTGTATTCCTCAGCAGCCAATACAGCAGTAGACATATCCTTAGCCATGGTAACAGGGCTAATACCAATAGTAGCTAAGTGAACCATGTTAGAAACAAGGTTAGCTGCGGATACGATTACTGAACGTACCACAATCCAATCCTTCATTTCCTTCACGAATTCCATAATCCCACGTTCACCAAGTCTTAAGTAACGAGCAGCATTCTTACCAAACAGAGTCTCAGCCATGGTTACAAAACCTTGCTCAAACTCTTTAGAGAATCCACTCTGACCTGTCCACATATTCAGAACTGAAGGTTCACGATAACCAAATGCGTTATTGAGTAAATCTTTACGTACTTTGATATCACCATTAGGCCAAATTTCTTTAGCCATTTCCTTCATTTCAATTGGCATCAACTCATAAATCTCTTTGAGTTGTGGGTCAGTTGAATTCTTATTGATGGTCAGATACTGGTAAGCATTACCCATTCTGGCATCTTTCTTATACATCTCATGTAAACGTTGCATAAGCATATTGTTGTAACGTGCAGCCTGAATCTCTTCAGCAATCCTACCTTCCCAAGCAGCCATCACTTTAGTGAAATCATTATCAATATCCAGATGAGCTTCTTTGTTAGCTCTTGGCATTTGATATGAGTAGCCCATGATAGTACCTGCCTGATTTAATACTGGTTGCATGTAAGAAGCACCAGTTTTAGGCATTGGGTTGGCTGGGTCAAACAGCTTATCAATCTCCCCACGTTTCATACTATTCATAGCCAGTCTTTCACTAGCAGTCCATGCACCAGGTGTCATATACCCGTTAACACTTCTACCTGTCAGTGGGTTAACTCCACCTACGGTGGTTTGCAGGGTAGACATTACTCCAGCAATCCAACGAGGCTCACCACCATTATTTGAGTGGTAGTAGTACATAGATTCCTGTCTGAAATCCATTGAATCACGAGGTACTCTGGCTCCACGTACATAGCCTTTACGAGAAAGCATTGCTTCATCTTTAACAGATGCAATAACTACTTTCTTATTAGGGTCTGCCAGTGTTGGAGTAAATCCTTTCACTGCTGACATGGTTGCATCACCACCAGCTTTAGCCAGTTCTGCTTGCTGTAAGCTACGATAGTATTTCAGAGTAAAGGTCATGCCATTATTATCTGGCTCACCTTTAGTCATCTCACGTTTCATAACCTCAGATACAGTAGCTTTATCAGCATCAGAGAGTTCTCTCAGTGCAGATAATGAAGCTAAAGTATCAATCAACTGGGTAGCTGATTCAACAGCAGTATCATTAGGTCTGGTTCTACCAGTACCAATCAGTCGAGCAATAGCCCCTGCATTAGATAACTGATAAGCCAATGGAGATACACCGTATACCATTTGCTGTGCTAAGCCATGTGCAGACTTAATATAGAATGCTGAGTTCACCCCACCAGTAGAATTTAACTGAGATTCCATTGATTGAATCTCTTTGGTTAATTCTGCTGGATTAGTCAGCAATTCATTCAGTCGGACCAGACTATAGTTATTGGCAAACAAATAAGCCATATCAGTGTTAGCAACTACTTTCTGAATAGCTTCTTTCTCTGTTTGGTTCAGAGATACGAATGCTTTCTCAATCATCCCTGGAACCATCTCACGAATAATCTGACGTGCTCTATCAGCAGCCATATTCTTCTGAGTTAACAGGGTATGAATTGTCTGGTTAGTTTCGTTAGTACCAACAAACTCAAATACCAATTCAGAGATAGCATTCAGTTTATCTTTCTGGTTCATAGTCATAACGATGTTAGTAATTGCAGTACGAACATCTTCTGCATCTTGGTCATTGAATACAGCAGTACCTGTTTTAATACCAAATGCTACAGAACCAGGAACCTTAGCTTCTACCTTCTGAAGTTGTTTACGTAATTTGTTACCAGATGCTCTAAGTTTATCCTGAGTATTCTCAACGATATTCTCAGAACCTCTCCAGATACGACCAAACAGAGTATCTCTTGAAGTGCTATCTACATGACTAATGTTCTTAGCCAATACACTTAGACGAGATGCAATGTCACGGCTAGTCAATGAACGAGTAGCTAAACCAGATAACCAAACCAGTACTCTATTAACCAGTTGGCCTACACGGTCAACAAAGTTAGTAGTGGGAGTTTCTCTAGTAGCTCTAACTGGAATCTGACTCAGTTTTTCTCTTAGAGATTCATTGGTTTCTACTAAAGCGATAAAGTTAGCAAGACGGTTACTACGACCAGTAGCATCTGCCACAACAGCAGAATTACCAAACACCGCATCATAACGTTGTCTCGCTAAATCCATCTCAAACTGAGATTTGTTGTTTGGGTCAGTCAAGAAATCTTCAGCAGTGAGTTCACGCTTAGCCTGTGCATACAGACTACGTGCAGTCAACACACTTGGTGTGAAGTTATCCAGACCATACTTGAGAGATACTTGAAGCAGTTTAAATACCAGTGCTTCTTTCTCAGTCATGTTAAAGCCATTAGCAATTAATGCATCAGGAGATTTATCAATCTCTGGGTCAATAGAATCCAGCATTAACTTATCTTGGAAATTAGATAAGCCAGAGATATCTTCTCCAGTCTGTTTAATCAGACGAACAATGTTAGATTGCAGATAATCCAGAGTATCAGTCAGATGATTGATATGTTCTGCCGATGCTTTACCACCATCCAATTTATTGAATAATGTTTCAGCATCCAGATTATTAACATTGTTCATGTTCTGCTGTGCTAAGCCTTGCTCAGTATTTGTTTTAGCTCCAGTAGTAGCATCAACCAAGGCAACAGTATGACCAAGTAAACGAGTCCAATAAGAATCAATTTCAGGATTCGAACCAATTGCAAACATCCTTTTAATTGAGTCAGCTAGTGACTTAAGAACATTAGTGATTGCACCCTTAATACCTTTAGAGGTAAGAGCATCAACCATTCTTGGGTTAACTAATCCCCAAGCAATGAACTCAGCAGTAGCTTGAGCCATATCACCAGACTGAATGTGATTATCAATCAGACGAATTACAGAATCAGTCTCAGGGTTTGTATTGGTATATTCCGATACAAACTTGGTCATCAATCCTTCAATAGATGCTACTTCTACTCTCTGAGCAGGAGTAACATTTACTGGATTGTCATAGTAAGACATTACAGTCTGAGCAGTAGCAGCATGAATTAACTCATGCATCACAGTCTCAATAGACTGACTACCGATGTAGATATTCTGACCTTCTGTAAGCCCCAGGAAACCTTCATTAAATTGCATTTGACTATCAGGTGTCATTTGCTGTTGAACGCCTGATAGAGCTTCTGGTGAGCCTACATATACATTAGTGTCAGTAGGGATAGCAGCCTCAATCTTATTCAGTACAAAATCAGTGATTCTGTTCTGACGAGATGGGAGAGCTTTAGAAGCTTCTCTGACAGCAGCAACCACATCACCTTTAGTCAGTACACGAACACCTTCATGACCTGCTACAGCACGTCCATTACGCTCTAATGCTTCACGCATACGAGCAGACTCAGGAATAGTAGTACGGCCTCTAGGCAGTGATACTGATTCCAGAGTAGGAAGAACTACAGATTCATTCAGTTGCTCCAGAGGAGAACGTAAGTCAGTAGCTTCTTCAGTAGTCTGTTTACCATTCTGAATATTGAATGGAACGTTAGCACCAGTCATCTGGTTAACAGACGTTACAGCTTGACCATTAAAGAGTGCTTCTTTAATAGCAGTCTGAAGAGCAGCTTCTTTCTTAAGCTGTGTAGTAAATGCTTCTACTACTTCTGGAGACATTGGATTTAAACCAGGTTCAAAGCCAAGTTCTTCAGCAATAGAATCAAAGGATTGCTGCAATCTGGTAGCTGCATCAGCATCCAGTTCACTAGCAATATCTACATTCTCCATACCCTGTTCAAAGCGATTAGTGAAATCCTGTAAAAGATTAAACTCATTCCAGCTTTGCAGAACACCTTGGTTAATAGCCTGAGAACCAGACTCTAAATGCTCAACAGCGTTGATATATCCATCGAATACGTTCAGAGCATTGTTAGGGTTAATGTCTCGTGCAATAGCCTGCATAGCAGCTTCTACAGACTGTACAAGCAGAGGCATTACACGAGTACCTGGTTCAGTGTAAGTAGGCATATCTACACCAAATGTAGATTTACGCATCTTACCGTCCATCTCTCTACGTCCTCTGGACTCCAGACGATATCCATCTACAGGTTGTCTACCTTCTTCACTTAGAAGAATACCTGTATTGAGAGACTCAGCATCTGTGTTATTGGCAGTGAACCAAGAGTTAAAGATAGGCATCTGAGTAATCAGAGACTGTTTAATCTCATCATATTGAGCCTGAGATAAAGACTCATATTTAGAGAGTTCACCAGACTTACGTAACTCTGCTTCACGTTCAGCAACTGCTTTATTCCAGCGAGACATGAATACTTCATGCATAAGAGCAGCACCGTAAACCATCATACGACCACGATTGATTACAGTACCAAACTCATTAGCAATGGACTGGTTAACAGCAGCACCAATACCAATTTTGATATTCTGTGTAATTGCTTCAATTTGAGCAGAACTAAACTCAAACTTGGTTACATCAGAACCAAGGTCAATTAGAGAACCAATCTGCTGCCAACCACCATTACGGTATACCTGAGCAGTAGTCAGTTCATTAGCTGTATTGGTTAAATCTTGGATATGAGCAATAGCAGCCTGTCGTTCATCTTCAGATGTAGCAGCATCAACTGCTCTAACAGCTTCTGTAATTGCTTCGTAATAACCAGTAACAATACCCATAGCAATCTTTCTGTTGATAGCGTTAGCACCACCAGAATAGACCGTTACAGTTACTGGGTTCTTAAGTAATCCACGACCAATTTGAATTGGATGTTCAACCTGTTCACCTTCAACAATGTTTACATCACCAATCAATTTAGAAGCAGCAAGAGTTACACGCATCTGATTTCTCAGACGTTCAATGTTTCTCATTTCTTTCTGCTGTTCTTGACGTGATTTACCTTTCATAGCAGCAATCCTGTTAGGGATAGCTCTGAAAGAATCCATCATATTGTTGATGTATTGCTGGCTTCCAGCCGCAGCAGTTTTATACAGGTCTAAGAATCCTGGCTCTTGAGCAGCATCATTGTAGAGTCTGTCTGATTCACCGTAGAACAATCCACCTTTCTGGAGTTTATCCAAAAGGTCTTGATTAACATCTTTCAAACCAAGCTGAACAATGGAGTTGAATGGACCATTAGTAACACCATCCAGTTCAAGCATTACATGCGTCTGGAAGGATGTCTGTCCATTCTCTACAGCCAGTTCATATTGTGCTTGTGCATACAGAGCATGAAGAGTTTTAGTCTTCTCTTTGCCTGCATTCACAGCATTCAGAAGAGTCTCTTGGTCTGCTTCACTAATATCATCATTTTGTTCAGCAGCTTTCAGGATGTTAATTGCATCTCTGAATAAACCAGTATCAATTGCTTTACTGAGTTTTTCTCTGGCTGCCTCAGAAGACATTTTATCTACTGAGATATCCAAGCCTTGAGCAATTGCATAATCCAGGAAAGCACCATGCTGAGGATTATTTAACTCAATAGTTGATGGGGCTACTGTTACTAACTCACGATGTAACTTAGCGCTCTGAGGATTGAAGTCACCAGAGTTCAGCATCATACGGAAGTTACTAATTACGTTATACCCAAAGTAAATTGGAGTAGTAGCTAAATCCATTCCAGCATTAGCAATACGAGTTAAACCATTTTCCAGAGTTTGAATATCTCTCTGGATAGTACGGTTTGAACCCTGAATTGATTGTAAGTGTGCTGCGTTAGCATTCTCTTCAGATTGCATACCCAACATTCTTCCAATCCATTCAGTACCTAACTTATTCATCATCAGGTCATGCAGACCCATATTGATGTAATGAGGTTGGTTACTCGCTTTATTACGAGCAGCAAGCATCTTCTCAGGAATCACCTGACCACCACCATTCTTAACAATGTTGGATTGGCCTTTAGGTGGAGTACCTAAGAATGCACCTTGCTTCTCTCTCTGAGGATTAGTCAATTGACCTAACAGGTCATTAGAATTCTGCATTAACTCAACAAGTCTGTTAGCTGCCTCAGACTCAGTATTCATTCTGATGAACACACGAGAGTTCTTCATGTTAGAAGAATTCACTTTAGTAGAGCCAACAGATGCTAAGTCAGTGTTCTTAACAACAGTTTCCTGAACCAGATTAGAGTTAATCATTACGTTCAGTACTTCAGTTGCTAATCCTTTAGATACTGCATCACGAATACTTACAGGAGTATTTCTGTCAGCATTAATACCGAGAATACCAAATACTTCTCTGCTTAAATCATCAATGACATTCTGACGGTCAGTACCTACATCTCTCAGTAAGTCAGTCTGTTCTACAGTTGGTTTAGTTTTATTATCCAAACCAAGAATATCCATGATAGTTCTATCATCATTGAATGTAGTTTCAGACGCATTACGTACAAACCACTGCAACATACCAGCAGTCATTGCTTCAATAACTGGCTGAGGTAAGAAGTAAACATTTTCACCATTGATGTTTCTGACTTCATCAAAGTATTCAACAGGGTTAGTTTCCCAGAAGATACGTTGACCTTCAGGAGTCAGTTTACCCCAGGACTCAATCAGAGCCTGTTCAATAGCAGGTACTAATGCAGCATACTGACGCATTACCTGAGCTTCTTTAGAAGTAACTGCTTCTGGTTTAACAAAACCTTTAAACAGATTCTGTAACTGAGTTACTGGATTCTGCCCATTATTAAAGATTTCAGTTAAACGACCAGAAAAGTTACTGGTTCTCAAGAATGCTGAACGTTTGCCAGTAGGTTTAAACCATTTCTTAACTTGGTTTGTAGACTGATACTGCTTATCTGCTTCAGATAAAGTAGCAGCAGTAGACTGCTCAGTAGTTGCTTGCAGACCTGCTAAGATATCGTGGTTAACACCTTTGTCTAAACCAAGTTCCATCTGATTCTTATCCATTAAATCAGTCTCTACTTGTTCAGTAGATTCTTCATTTAATTGAATGTCAGATTGGATTGCTTCTGGCTTATCAAACAACTCACCTTGTACAGGCTCAGAAACAGGGGTAGAAGCCTCTGTTTCAGTCTGGACTGGTGTTTGTACCTCTGTAGCAGAAGTCTGCTCAGAAGTCGTTACAGGAGCTTCTACAGGTTGTTCTACTGGGGCAGTTTCTTGAGTGGTTTCAGTAGCAGGTGTAGTAGTAGTCTGTGCCTGTGTTTCAGGTACAGTTACAGGCTCACCAGCAATTAACTGGGCAGCAGCATTTGCAGCAGTACGAACTGCATTGGCATCGTTCTGAATCTCATTGATAAGGTTTTTAGAACGTACAGGATGATATGTCATTGGAGTTCCATCCAAGGACATATAAGGCTGACCAGTAGTAGGATTGATTACTTCTACAGGTTGGTTACCAGTGAAGTTAGCAGCAGCATTCTGGAATGCAGCAGCTTTAGTATCCATGTGGTTAGCAAAGTTATTCATCATATCGAGCATGGCATTGGCACGACGAGTTGAGCCAGTAGACATTGCTCTCATGATGGCTTGGGTATATTGATTAATACCTACAAAGCCATCTGAACCATTGCGAACATCATTAGATACATCACTAGTAACTTTACCAGTAGCTGAAATAAGTCTCAGTTGATTAACTTGGTCATCAGTTAAACCAATAGTCTCAGCAGAATTGATTAAAGTATCTGCTTGTTCTGGACTAATGGATTGAGCATTTAAGTTAATCTGAGCCAATACATTCTTAACCCCAGACTGAACATCAGCAGACTGATAAGTCTCTGGAGTAATCTCAGAAGGTAATTTCTCAAACACAGCACTCACTTCTTCAGGAGTCATCTTAAAGCTTTCAGCAGTAGTACGTACTGCCTGAACATCAGGGTGCTCTAATACTGCATTAATGTTATCAATTGCAGTTTGATACTGTGCTTTATCAGCTTCTGGAGCAGCATCCATCTGAGCCTGAATCTGAGGTAATGCATCTTCATATGCAGAGATAACGTTATTACCTACAGTAGCTAACTCACGACGAGTAGATTCATCCATCTTTCTGTTAGAGATAGCTCTGGCAATACGCAGAATAGAATCAGGTGAACTGATTTGTTCTTCTGGGATTGGTGCAAATACAGCTTTGGCTTCAGGAGAAGTTACTGCATCCTGAGCACGAATAGACTCAGGGGCTACTTCTTCTGTAGTTCCTGCTGGAGATGGGGTTGCTTGCTGTACAGTTGCGTCTGCGGTAGCCACAGTGTCTCTAAAGTCTTGTGCTCTTGTTGCAGCACGTCTTTCTCTGACTTGATTAACTGCTCCCGCACCTGCTCCAAATGTATCCGTGACTGCCTTAGGAGTCTCAGAGATAACAGTACCAACACCACCCATACCCGCACCAGCAATAGCTGATTCAGCAATGTTAGAGCCAATGTCTTCAGCGAGTGACTGCTGTTCATCAGCAGATAATTTGATACCCAAATTAGAAGCAAATTGACCAGTAGCGCCTTGAATGCCTTCTTCAACTGTTTCCCTCGCAATATTAGAGGAAACTCGGTTAGACAGGTCTACCAGACCACGTCCTTTAATTAAAGACGGAGTCAGTATTTTTGATTCAAATGGTGCAGCAATTAAACCAGTCAAAGCACCGAATGTACCAGCTACACCAGCAGTAATATTAGCTGCCTGAGTACGTACCATACTCTTAGCCTGTGCTGGTTCATAACCTTCAGCAATAAGGTCTTTGTACATTGGAGACTTAGCAGCTAACTGCTCAGGGGTCATCTGGTCAATTTCATCCAGAGTCTGTTGCATGTTAGAGCCAGCTTCCTGGAATCCAACATAACCAACAAATGCTTTCTCAGTAGCATTCTCCAGTTGACGTTTACCACCTTCAGTACGAAGTAACTTAGCAGCAAAGTCAGCACCATGACGTTCAGCTAAATCTTTGATAGCAGAACGAGAAGCTACTTTACCTACAATACCACCCATCAGGAGGTCAGGAGCAGATTCAGCAATCAATGCTGTTAAAGCGTTGTTAGCTCCACCATACTGTTCAGCAGTGTTAATTAACTGACGACCTTGTTCATATGCCTGAGCGATATAAGGATTAGAACCAGATTCAATATCTTTCTTAATACGTTCTTCACCGCCTTGGGCAAATCGTTCTTTAGAAGCTGCAATCTGAGATTGTTCTAACTGAGTGCCAGGAGAATACTGTTGACGTTGTTCTTCAACAAAACCTTTGAGTGCATCAGAGAAACCAGTTCTATCTAACAGAGTTGGTTGACCTGCTTCTTCTGGTCTACCTACTGCTTCTGCCAGAGTATCCTGCACATTTTGTGTAGCCAGGTTTAATAAACCAAGACCAAAACGAGCAGTGTTACCTGCCCAGATTTGAGCAGAGTTAGCAACATCAGTAAGGTCTACTTGCTGTCCTTCCAGTGCTTGTGTATTTGCATTAGCCAAGTTCAAACGCATACGGTCTGCTACAGCAGCATTACCATATTTGGCTCTTAGTGCACTGATTGGCATATCCTGCAAATCTGCCTGATATTGTTCGGTAGATGTAGGTGCTTTTACTTGAGTACGCTGTTCAGCATTAGGATGTGATAGGTCAAATGGACCTGTACCACCAAACTCAGGAGAAACCTGAGGAGCAATCATTTTACGATAGAATGGTTTAGTTGCATCAATCGCAGCCTGATTAGCTCTCATTTCAGGAGTACTAGGCTGTGCAGTAGGAATGGTGAAGTTATTAATAACAGAAGCATCTGGCTGGTTAGCCAGACGAATAGCTTCCTCACCCCTTTGATATTCAGGTGAACCTACAGGGAAATCAATCTCAACTCCTGGTACAGGAGCACCCATATCAACACGTTTCTGTTGAGTGGCTTGAGCAAGTTCTTGTTCTTTTTGTGCAGTGAGATTACCTAACTGCTGCTGTTTTTCAAAACCAGTAGCCATTTTGAATCCTCAAAAGGGGTATTTACTGATAGAGAGTGTACTAAAAGAAATCCCTCACTAGGAGGGATTTTTGTTATTTACGTACTGTTTCTCTGTTTATGTTAGGGTCACCTAATACAGATTGTAGCTGTTGTCGTAATGCTCTACGACTCTCTGAGTAATCAGGGATGATTGGAGTCAGAGTAGGAGCTACAGGATTAGCACCAGTATTAAAAGCAGGAAGCTGCCTAGCATAATTATTGATAGGAGCAGTTCCCTGATTAAGTAAAGTATTTGCTTGAGAATCCACTGTACGCAATGCATCTTGGAATGCCTGTCTAGTAGAAGTATCAGCCAGTGCTTTCTTAATCTTTTCAGCATTAGCAGCTACAGAACTTTTAGTAGAGAACACTTTATTAAATGAGCCACCACTAAAAATGTAGTTGTTGTCATATGAATCCTGCAATGCTCTGTCAATTACAGCAGGAGACACATCACCTAATACTCGTTTAGCTTCATCATAATAAGCGGCAGCATTGCCTGTATCACCTAAACGTTTACCCCATTTATCGATGATATCATCTTGGGTAGTTTTCTTATCTTCAACTGCATCCAGAAGAGAAGTACTAATCCCAGCACCAGCAAATGCAGCATTAACTTCCGCAGTAGCATCTTGCTTAAACTGGTCTACAGATGTAAGCAATTGAGCTTTAGCAGAATTAATTTGAACAGCTTGTTCAGGAGTAGGAGCACCTAAAGCCTGAATATTCTGTTGTACTGCACCAGTAACCTGATTACCCATAACAGGGTTAACATTGTATTTAGTCTGGAGTTCAGCAGCTTTAGAGCCAATAGGTTTATCTGGATTCTGAAGTACCCATTGATTTAGTTCCTTAGCATAATTGTTAAGGTTTTCACGTTGAGTACGAGCATCCATTCTATCTGCTCTGGCTTCCTGTCTGGAAGCACGAGATTCAACAAGCTGTGCTCTCTGTAAAGCGTTAGCTTCAAGTTGTTGACGGCGATTAGTTAAATCACCATACAACTGACGAGAGTCTGCAAAGTTAGCTTCATTAGCTCTTAAAAATGCTTCAGCTTGTGCAGGATTCTGAGCCAACAATGAATAGAATTGGTTCTCATACGGTTGAGATGCCTGTTCTTTCTGTTGGTTCTCTAACTGAATCTGTCCACTTAAATCTGCACGAAGCTGACCAGGTCTAGTAGCCAGAGTCTGGTTAATAGCTCCTTGGTCATAGGCAGCACCAAATTGCTGTCGTAGAGCATCTGGAGAGAACTGTGCTGCATTTTCTTGTAGAGCCTGTGGGTCAGTAAACCCTAACAACTGATTCTGTAAATCAGCCGTATTACGCTCTCTAGCGACATTGAAATTCTGATTACTCAAAACTTGGTTCTGAGAAATGATTCCCAATGCCCCAGCTAATGCATCACGTAAACTTTGAGCACCAGACTGCTGAAGTCTTGCGACACCAGTTAAATCAGGAGCATCAACATTACGCCAAGTAATCTGAGCCATGGATTATTTCCCCAATCTGTTATTGTCCAGATAGGTTTGGACATCTTGTTCTTTACCTGCATAGTTAGATGTACGACCCCTAATACGGTCTTCTAACTGAGTGTTATAACTCTGAATAGAGTTATTCAAGTTAGTGTTATAAGCATCTTTCTGGAACTGTAATTGGTCACGAGCAAGTCCAAGTGACTGCATACCATTCCATGCAGAGAATAAAGAACCTAAGCCTTGTAATGTAGGTGCTACGATACCAGCAGACTGAAATCCTGTATTAGGGTCAGTACCACCAAATAAGCTACGACCTGTATCTCCCTGAAGCCAAGAGTTAAATGAACTCATTAGAGAGCCATCAGTAGCTGGGGATACAACACCTGCCATAGGAGTAGATTGCCCACCAAGAACACTACTTTGCATTGGGTTATAAGAGTTAGAACCAAACAAAGAGAAATCCTGGTTAGGATTCATTCCTGTAAAATCTAAGTTAAATGCCATTATATACGCCTCATGTTCAAATCATCAGGTAAGGTTAGAGATGCTTCTACATAACTATCTACAGAAGACAATGTATCAAGACCTGGATTAGGATTAATTGTCCTAGCCAGAAACTCATTAGGCGTATCAAAGAGATTGAAATATGCACTATTAATTAATGCATCAATATCAACATCTAGATTACGAGTACCTAATAAATCCATAGCATCAGATATCTCTTTCATCTGACGTTCATATGATTCTTGGTTCCTCTGCATCTCGTTTACAGCATCTTGTATCTGTGTTTCTAAGCCTTGGCTAGTTCCTTTTAATACAGCACTAGAAAGACTCATTGCTTCATGAGCGTAAGGTAAGCCTTTGGCACTAGCACTTCCATACGTAGTGTAAGCGGAATAGAGGCCATATGCCATTAATGCAATACCTGCAATAAGCAGGAAATTAGCACCAATATATTTAGATGCTATAGAGATACCGTATGTAATAGCAATGCCGATTGCTACTTGAGTACCAAGGTAAACTGCAACAGCTAATGCTACAGATGTTCCCGCAGCAGTAGCCGCAGATGCAGCAGCAGTAACACCAGCAGCTAATGTACCAGCAGAGTACACAGCAATAACTACAGTAATGGCAATAGTCACTACTTTGAAAATACCAGTCTGATACCATTTGGCTTTAGTTTCTTCATAACTATTTACAACCAAATGAAGACAATCAAAGGTCATTTGTGTTCTGGCTACTAATTGCTGTGCATCAGTAACATTCACACATAAAGGAATTAAGAATCCTTCCGTATCTGGAGTATTAATACTTTTCTCCCCAGAGATATCCACACTGTGACCTTTATAAACATTGTTTACATGTTGCAAACCACATGTCTCAACTTCTTCATATTGAGTATCAGATATCTGTTTCCTAAATGTAATTGTGGAAACATCCGCACTCATCTCAGTAGAGACATCAAACTGGTTAATAATATTAATTGCTGTAGCAGGACCAGTAGTACGAGTGACAGTACCAACAGGACCAATGACACCACTTTTTACAACCATATCGCAGTATTGATATGCAATAGAAATGTCATATGGTTTCTGACGTAGGTACAGTTTGTTTACTGGTGGCTTAGGCGTTAACTCATTAATATTACCATCTTCATCAACATTATCGTTATACCATGTAACGTATGCTTCTTTATCAGATGGTGATACTTGAGCCAGATATTTAAAGAACTCATGTAAGTAATCCATAGAGGATTGATACTGTGAGTTAAGTGAAATACCCATTACAAAGAATGCATGGTCGATATCACCTACATCAGGGTTCTCGTTAATACGTTCACCTAAATCTAAAAAGTTAAGATTGAGTTTTCTCATTAACTTTTTACTAGTAGATAACTGGTCTGCACTTACATTAGCTGGGTCAGTTAAATCTCTGTTGTTAACTCGTAAAGGTACAACAGGATAGTAAGCAGAGTCCCTAACTACTTCAGTCAAAATACTATCTAGTTCAGGGTATGTTCCTGTGCCAGCAGCATACATCCAATATTTTTTACCTGATAATGTTGATATAACCACTGTCGTTTGAATCGTGGTTTTATTATTAACAGTATCAATAGTGGTAACTATAGTAGTATCTGTAGTAGTAAACACACCAAAGTTATTATCTGTAGTTGAAGTAGTAACAGTACCTTCTTCATCTCCTGCTTCTGTATCACGAGTAACAGTGGTTATTGTAGGAGTACCAGGAGTTTTTACACGATAAATAACTTGGTAATACTGAGCATCATAATCTACAGAAAATGAAACATTCTCAGTAAAGTCTGGAGCAGTAGAACCTGTGTTTGTCATCGTAATAGTGACAAGGCCATTGTTATCGATAGTGTAGTTGATAGCAGCATCTGATAAGACGCCAGCAGGAGGACTACCCATACCACCATGGTCAGCATCCCAATGATAAGTGTCAGTCAAATACTCCTCAATCCAGTAGGATAAATCAGGAGCGCCATAATCAGCCATTGTAAGAACTACTTCTTTACCCTCAATAGCTGTGAGAATAGTGATAATTTCTTCATTATTTGGCGTACCAAAGAAGATAGAACCATCTGGTAAACCAAGTGCAAAGTAATCCCTCCCGTATCTATAGGCTTGTTTAATCTGGATTCCCATGCCTTTCAGATATGCTTGGTTTAATGTAGAAGCAATATCAGAACCACCAGTAACAGCACTGTTAATGGTTTTACGCAGGTAATTGATTTGCTCATCTCCTGCCATATTCACTGTGACAGAAGATACTGAAATAATTTTTTTACGACTGAATAAGCCCATAAGTAATAAAGGGAGCTTTCGCTCCCTCTCCTTAGTGTTAGATTGTTACTCCAATTCCATCTGCCACCTTCTGTGTGAATGCGTTTAGAGCATCCGTATCGAAGTTCACAGGAACCTCAACACCATCATCGATGGTCTTACGGGTAATCCAAGTATCAGCCAGAATCTTCAATGATTTCTGTTCAGCATCACGTAAGAAGCTTTCTTTTTGCTGTTTATATAGAGCAACCTGAGCACCAATAACACCAGTAACAGCAACACCATCAACAGTATCAGCAATCTGAGCAATCTCAGTTTTGATTTTCTGTTTGGCTAAATCAGATTGTGCTTGCTGCAATTCAATCTGTTTCTCTAACAACTCAAGTTGTTTATCTGCTTGCTCTAATTGCTTCTCAGCAAGTTCTACCTGTTTATCAGCCAGTTCAATCTGAGCATTGATTAACAAGTTATTGAGATATGTTTTATCTCTTTCAATAAGAAATTGAACAGCATTAGCAAGTACTGCCTGAAGTTGTCCTAAGTACACTTCAGCATATTGAGTACCGGTAATACGTTCATTTTTAAACTGGCTTTCCAGATGAGCATTGGCTGCCGTCATTAACTCATCAAAGATACCAGTACCATTAACTACTTTAGTAGTCAGGTCTTCATTCGTGATTGGTGTGATAATGACGTCAGCCATGTCTCTATTCCTTAATCAGCAGCTTTAGAAGCAGCTTGTTTCAATGCCAGTTTCTCAAGTTCTTTCTCAGTTAACTGAGGCAGTACCTCGATACTATATGCATTGGCTTGGATAGCAGTAACCTTAGGACCTTTAGGAGTTTCAACAGTTTTAATTGCTGAATACTTACGGTCACGAAGGAACTTATAAATGATGTTAGGAACATGATATCCATCTACATAGAACTCTTCACGAAGAGGGATATATTTTTTAATGTTACCTACAACATCATTGGACACAGTGATAATTTCACCAGGCCATTCATTTTTAGCAGGGTCCATACAGGTAAGACGAATACGTACAAGCTTCATAGCGTCTTCATACGCAGCTTTACGGTCATTACCTACTGCACCTTTATCAACAGTAGTACGATTCTCAGAGGCATTAGCAAGACGCTCAGCAACCTTCTCACGAAGCTTATCTACACCGATAGAAGGATGGTATGTAATACCAAGAGTATCTGCTTGTGCTTTCAGTACATCTAATTCATTGAGTTGGATATCGTCAGACATGTAAGTTTTCCTTTTATGGACTGGTTGGAACCAGAAGTGGTCGAGCTAAGTGTATCGTATTTTTAGATAAAAAAAAGAGTGGGTTTCCCCACTCTTTTAGCCTATCAGCTATTAATAGGATGCAACAGTTTTAATCAGGCCAATCCATTCTGGACGCAGGATTAAAGAACCGTAGTACCATTTAATAGAAGTGAACCCTTTTTCACCATATGGGTCTGCATAAGATGCAGTCTCCAGACCAGGTTTCTTGGTGTAAGTAGTGAACTTCACAGTCTTACCATCAGTCTGGAAACCGATAGTAGTGAAGGAACCAGAACTTACACACAGCATTGGGAACACATCGTAGTTACCATCAGTTTCATAGTAACCTGGGTTAGTAGTAACCGCAGCACCAGCACCTTCCCAACGCATCATTTTAGGAACTACAACAATACGGAAGGAAGCGATAGAACCGATTTCACCACGCAGCAGAGTACCAGCATTTGCATACTGCTGTACTGGAATGAAAGCTGCATTGCCGAATGGGTCAGCCATCTTACGCAGCATCAGTTCCAGTTCAGAACCAATGTACAGAACACGAGCACCAGCAATGGTACGAGTATCTGTCATCAGAGAACCAGCAATCAGCTTGGTCTGCATTGGAGCCAGGTTATCGTTCAGAGTGATACCCAGTTTAACCAGCATATCGTAGGTAACTACAGTAGCAGTACCTTCACCAGTCAGGTCTGAATCAGAAGTAGCAGCACCTGGATAACGAACAACACCAGCACCATTCAGCAGGTCAATCTGCAACTGGTCTTCGGTCATTTCGTTAGCGCCTTTAACCGCTTCGGTAATCAGATGAGAATCCAGTTCATCATCAGTATCGAAGTCCATAGACTCTTGAGTCCACTCGTAGAAGAAACCAAATTTCTTAATGGAACCTTCCAGTTGAATACGAGTGAAGCCAACACGGTTAACACGACCACCATTCTCAGTCAGTACTGGGAATTTACCTGGGATAGTACCTGCATCACGGCTAGAACCATACAGGTTACCATTAGCAATGGTTGCACCAGCAGCATCAAGACCTTGGTCATTGACGTTACGGTCATCCAGCAGAGGGATGTAATGATACAGCTTAATGGTTTTACCCATGTTCTTAGGCATGTTGGTTACATCAGCCAACTGACCAAAGTACATTTCACGGGCAGCATCTACCAGTGCTTTCTTATAGAAATAGTCCAGACGAATCTGAGGACCAATGCTCGATGGAGTACCATTCGGAGCGTTATACTTCATGACCATGATTTATACCCCTTAACGGAATTTAGAGTTAAACGCTTTTTCAAACTCTTCATCAGACATAGCTAAAGGATTCAGATTAGATTCTTCTTTAGTAGTCTGTGATTGTTTGGCTGGACTTGCAGCTTTACGCTTTGCAGCCCTTTCAGTATCTGTTTGCGTATTAACATGCGCTTTAGTTTCAACTGGCTGCTGTTGGGTATTATTTTGCAATGATGCAAAAGCACCTCGTTGAGCCAACTGCTTACCAATAGCTTCATACGCTTGTAAATCTGAAAGACCACTCAAATTCCCTAATGCTCTTTGTTTCGTTATTTCACCATCAATCATGTCAAAAATTCCATTTGCCATGTGTTGGTTAATAAGTGGAATAAGGCTAGGGTCATTTGCAAGTACACGTTTACTGTCGTTATCCCATTCCTGAGTAATCACAGTCATTGTCCGTTCATATGTAGGAGAGTGTTCAATACTATCCAACACAGAATCTAGATTAACTTGAGCATCAGATACTGAGTAATTGCCAGGCTTGTACTTAGGTTCTTCCTGTACATTTACATCGAGAGGGTCAATACCACTCTCTTTAATCAATTTGGCTATAGCATCAGGATTCTTCTTATCAATATCTATTAAATAAGTAAGTTTGCCTTCGTCTAATAGACCATTATTTTCTAACATCTTAAGAATTTTTAAAGATGGTTTCAAGGCTGCCATCTTTTTATTGTAATTAGCTCCTTGCTGCATGAGCGTAATAGCCTCATCTACTGAGTCTACTTTAATCTCACGACCATTAGCTTTAAATGGAGCCAATAACTTCTTAAGTTGAGCTTCAGCATCTGGAACAGTTTCAGAAGTTTGTTTATCTTCTGTCGTTGTTTCCTCTGAAGTTGTCTCAGTCTGAGTCTCAGTATTTTGTTCCTGAGTATTATCTTCCTGAGTGGATTGTTCAGTAGTTTGCTCAGATTGTTCAGTAACAGTTTCCTGCTCTTCAGTCTGAGTAGAAGTGTCTTCTGTTTCTTCGGTCTGCTGAACTTCCTCAACCTGCTCTTCTTGTGAAGAAGCCGACTCAAAGGTCGGCATCGGTTGTTTGAGGAAATCAGCATCTGACATACCGAGAACGGATTGGTTGATGCTGTCACTCATAGTTTATTACTCCTGGATGTCTTGTGCTAACAGTGCTGCTTCAGTTTCCTGGTCTTCAGGTAATGCTTGTTTAGCCAGCTCAGCAAAATGTAATTGGTTAGCAATGAACTGACGGAAATAAGCAATACCCAACATCTGATTATGGATTTCTTTCTGGGATGCTTCATCTTGCATACCAGGATGAGCCAGAAGAGATACCAGTCGTTGTGGTTCTTTTTCTAAGTACTCTGACTCAATTAATTTCTTCCAATCACGAGTACGAACAATGCGACCAATTGCTTCACCAATCGCAATCATTTCTTTCTTCTGTTCAATCTCAATACGAATAGTTTCTACCTGACTCATTTTGTTTCCTCATTAAGAGATTACTGGGTTCTACGAGTTGAAGCATTATTAAGTAATGCCTCAATAATCTTAGTACGAGCCTGTGCTCTTGATTGAGATTCAATTTTCTCAACATCACGAGCTTGTTTAACACCAGACTCTTGTTCCACATAATCCAGATTTTTAAGGTCTGTATCAGCTTGCACATTTGCAGCATGGGTCTGTTTATACCCTGCATTAGCCTGATTTTCAATTGCTTTAGAACGAGTTTCCTCAATTTGAGCCTGTAAAAGTTCAATTTCAAGCTGTGCTTTCATCTGAGCCATTGGGTCAGGTTGAGGTTGATAGCCTTCAATTCGCTTAGCTAAATCAGGCATATTTCTCAGTCTAGCAATATCTGCTAATACCATCTGAGATAAATCAAACGGTAATGTATTACCCATTGTTTGAAGCATAAATGAAAGTTCTTGTGCTTTCTGGTTATCAGCTTCAGCAGTAGAGATAGATAACTTAATATCAAAGTCACCAATCAAATCATCTCTACGTACAGTTACAAATTCTTCATTGGTAATACGTACAACTTCTTCTTCAGATAAAAACTCAGAATTCATTGAAGTGAACTTACGTCCAATCTCAATAACACCTTGAGCCAATCTACGCATAATACCTAACTCACGTTTAGAGGCTGCATCTAAGGCTCCTCTGATACCCGCAGCAACATCACCAAGAGCTTGTGAGCCAATGCCTTGTGAGAAAGATTTAACGCCTGTAAGAGCCTCTGCATCGTTATTCTGATACTGAATCATCAAAGCAGCAGACTGAGGAATCTCAGGCATAGTATGCATGAAGATACCTAGACGTGGGTCTACATCGTTAAACTCATAGTCTTCACCTTTATCAAACTTACGTTTGTTGGTGACATCTAACATTCCTTTCTTAATACCTGTTTGACCATTGGCACTACGAGCCAGAATATCAACCATGGCACGAGTAGTAGCACCAATGATTCTTTGGTTCTCTTCTAACAGAGCACCATCAGGTTCCCCATAAATAGAACCAGGTACAGGTAAGTAAGGTACGACTACGAAAGGTACTTTCTTATCTGGATATGGATTCTCTTCTAAACGAATCATCGTATTACCAACGAAGGTAGCTACGATTGGTTTAGTAGTACCATTTCCATCAATATCCCAGTATCCCCAATACTCATAAGCAACCAAGACTTTACGTGGGTCATCTTTAAACTGGAAACCACTCTTGTCAGTAGCAATATGGTCAGGAACATTTAATGGATTAGCAGAATCAATAGTGATTCTATCCAGATTCATGTATCGACCATCTTTCTCTAACTCAGATTTATTAGTCTCAAAACTATAAATAACGAACTGAGCTTTATCTAAATCTCCATCACAGTTAGGGTCGATGATTACGTTCTGAGAATTCACTACTTCAACAGTAGGTTGGTTAACATCAATAACTTCTAACTCTACTTCTTCTACATCTGTCTGACGTGCAATAAAGAACCCTTCATTCTCAATTGAATATTCAACAGATGCCTGAATATCTTCAGGTAGATTTAAATAGTTATTATAGTCTTCAGTCTTCATCTGAATAGCTTGCTGTAATGCCTGAGCTTGTTCAGGAACTTGTACAGCATAATATGAGTAGACTGGTACACGAGTGACTTCAATGTGCGACTTAGTAATCCAACCAACACGACAAATTACAGTACCTTCATTAACAGCAGCACGTACATAGTTATCAATAAAGCGAACCTTATTGATTTTAATATTGAACTGATAATTCAATAGAGTTTGGTTTTGGATAGCAGCTTTCTTGTCTTCCCAACTACGTGGTTCTGCTTTAAATAATTCTTCAGTACTTAGGAACGGTTCTGTTAAACCAGGATATCTCCATTCTGCTTGCTTGCGGATAAGACGTGGCTGTACCGCAGAACGTCCTTCTTGTTTCTTAGGTTTAGCATCACCAGTAACATTAAGTTGATTGAGCCAATGAGTGACTTTAGTCATCTGACCACTGTGAGCAGACTTAGCTGATTCTAAATCAGAGCGAAGGTCTGCGACTGTAGGTTCATTGGACCATTCTGTTAAATCCTTTGTCTCTTCAGGATTTTCATACTTTAATTCATCTTGAGCCATCTCAGACACCCTTTGTTTGATTTGTCAGCAGTATATAGCTTATAGATACTTCATGCATTATGAAGCTTCTTAGTAAGAATTTTCTAATAATTCTTGGGATAAATAGGTATTCTTAGGCTACTTCACCGAAGTACGTTTTAATATCTGGAGGCTAAAATGCACGAACCGGTATCGGGAACTGCTATCACCACTGGTTTAAGTGCGACTACTCTGCTGTCTTACTGGGCAGGTGTTCCATCCGGTGTAGTAATTGGTTCATTCGCAGGTGCTGTAGTTTATGTACTTACGAATTCAGACATACCTATATTCAAAAGATTAACATTTTTCTTAATCTCTTTTGTTGTAGGAATCATGGCTGCTGATTACTTCACTAAAATTATAGAAGCAACCACTGCTCTGTTTATTAGAAGAGAGATTCAAGTGGATACTTCTATTGGAGCATTAGTCGCATCTGCTATAGCTATAAAGCTATTACTAAGCCTGATGAGTAAAGCAAAAGTTCCTGACTTCCCTTCTGGAGGTCCAAGATGATTACAGAATACTTCAATCTAGACTATCTGAACGCAAGTATATGCGCAGCAATTGCCATAAGGTTGATGCTATTCAGACAAGGAGAATGTCAGCACAAATGGAGTTATTCTCTTTTGGCTTACCTTCTCATTGTCGCTACAGGAATTATTAGTATTCAAATCCTTATGCATCAGTACACTCATGTTCACTTCTGGGAAGTAGTGATTAATTCGATTGTTTGCATCAGTGTCTATATGGCACGAGGCAACGTAGCTAAAGTAGTGGGGAAAATCTGATGAGCAGAAATATCTCAGATAATGGACTTAAGTTCACAGCAGCATGGGAAACATTTGCTGCTAAAGCATACAGAGCCACAAAGGATGAAAAGTATCTCACCATTGGCTTTGGACATTATGGTTCAGATGTCAAGCCAACTGATACTATGACTGAAGCTGAAGCGTATCTATTACTTAAAAAAGATATGTCTGAAGCAGTTAAACTTGCTGATTCCATTGCTAGTCTTAAATTCAATCAATCCCAGTTCGATGCTATCTGTGACCTCATTTTTAATGTAGGTCCTAAAGCTGTTGCAGCAGGTACTGGTACAGGTCAGGCAATTCGTGCTGGTGATGTTGAAACTCTCAAAACCAAACTACCTCAATTTAGAAATCAAGCAGGTAAACCAGTTCTAGGTATCTATCGTAGAGCTATGGGTCGTCTTGCTTTATTCAATGGCAATACATGGGATGTAGCAGAGAAGATGGGTAGAGGAGTAAAGTCACTATGATAGATAAAACCAAGTTATTGATACTTGGTTTGGTAGCACTAGCTCTCATTTCGATGGGAGCTTTTTTTGCTTGGTACATTACAAGTAAAAGCTATGAAACGGATTTGGCTAACCAAACCACAGAGTATAATAAACAATTAAAAGCTGTATCAGATAAAGCAGCAGCAGATATGGCATTAGAAGTAGAAAGACATAACAAAACTCAAAAACAGTTAGATGACTTAAATGTAAAATCTAATCAAGAGAAAGCCAAACATGAAAAAGAGAATGCTCAGCTTAAGCTGGATATCGCTAATGGCACTCGTAAGTTGCAGTTCGCCAACGCAGGTCTTGCAACCTGTAAGCTCTCCAAAGATACAGGAGCAGCCGCCAGCAGCTTGGGCAATGGAGCCGAAGTCGAACTCTCTCCAACTGTTCAACAAGACCTTCTCGATATCAGAAACGGAATCCAATCAGACCAAGACAAATTAGATTACCTACAGAATTACATTCGTATAAGAGGATGGAATGATGGCGGAACTAACAACCAAGAAAAGAAATAAACTTCCTGACTCTGCATTTGCAGGACCAGATAGAAGTTATCCAGTACATGACAAAGCTCATGCAGCTAATGCTAAAGCCAGAGCAACCCAACAATATGAAGCAGGTAATTTAACTAAAGCTCAGAGAGACAAAATCAGAGCTAGAGCTAATAAAGTGTTGTACGGTTAATTTATTGGGTATACTTCATTTGCCAATTAATGAGGAGGTTCTATGGCTTTAACTCATGTTGATGTAAATGCAATCCTGGCAGACGATAAAGATATCGTTGCTAAACAGGATGGCGGTATTTTGGTAGTAGGTGATTTTGGTGCGCAAGTATTGCAAGCCAAGAATGCTACTGAACTACCAGCAGGTGTAGGTGATGGTACTCTGGTAGCAGCAACTACTTCTACAGCAGGTATTGTTAAACAAGCAGCAGCACAAGCAGATTCCACCGCAACTACTGTTGCTGGTCTGGTAACTGACTTTAATGCTCTGCTGGCTAAGCTACGTGCTTCTGGTCAGCTTGCACCTTAATATTAATTAAACTTACAAAGCTCCTTCGGGAGCTTTTTTTATATCAAGAGTATACTGACTTTGCCTACACACAGGAGGGCATATGGCATATACATCTATAACTGACATTCTTGATGATGGTAAAGACTACTTACCTAAACAAGATGGAGGTGTATTAATATTAGGTTCATTGGGGGAAGAAACATTAGCAGCCAATACTTTCTCTGAAGTACCTGAAGGAATGAAACCAGAATTATTTCTATTAGATTTATTTACATGGACTGGTTCTCAGGTAATTCCTGATGCAGGTTGGTTTAACTACTTTGCATTACCAGGGATTACTAAAGCTTCTGGAGGTACAGCTAACCTAACAATTGTAAATGGTAATCTACTATTTCCAGTTAGACAGAAGAATACTCAAGTAATGTTCAGTGTTCGTATGTCTGGAAGTATTGGAGGTGGTGCTGGTACAGCAAGAGAATGGAGAACTCAAACTAGACGTACTGATGGAATTACTATAGTAGGTTCTGATGCAAGCGTAAAAGTACAAGGACTAGATATCACTAATAGAGATACTGTACTTGCAAGTTATACCCTTGGACCTACTGACCCATTCATGGTTACAGGTATCCAGTTAGGGCTTAGTAATCTATCAGGACAAAATATCACCATCACTTCAATTTCTGTCCGTATGATGCAAACAGTTAATCCTGAGTAATACAGCCCCCTCTGGGGGCTTTCTCGGCTTAAAGGTACATTCACCTTACCCAAACCCTAATCGTTGAACCTACCCCACTCTGAGAGCGTTATTTATGGGTGTTAAATCTTATTTCCGTAGACACAAACCTTATGGACCTAAACCACAAATCCAAGATGAGACTGGTGTGCATGAATATCCTGATGCACTTCTGACTCTTCATCTAAACACTCTGTTTAATAACAATTCCAATACGGCATTACGAGCAGGTATTAATGTAATGCTGGAACGTATTAAATCACCAAGAGTGAGATTCATTCTAATTGATATCAGACGTTCACCTTCATCGGTAGGAAGACTGAATTTCTACTATGGAGAATTAGAACGAGGGCTGACGCAGATTCGTGAATATCTAGAAAAAAGCCCCCAATGAAGGGGGCTATACTTTACTTAGCAAATCCAAGGAATTTAGGTGTATAGCTATTGTACCCTACAATTTCACCAGAGTAGTACTCAGTTACTGCAAGGTCTGTAGTGGTTGTTACTGGAATAGCTTTTGCAACAAACCCAGTATTAACCCCATTATACTGGTATGTATAATCAGTCATTGCACCTGATGCTAATACTGTACTACCAGTAGCTACTTGATAAGTATTAGACGAACCATTCCAACGAACCGCTAAAACATCCCCATTCTTAACACCTTTACCAGTAAGGGTCATAGCAAGGTTTCCATATAGGTTACCTGTAAGAATTTTAAGTGGGGAAGCATTGGTTAATACCTGACCACTCACTTTAAAAGTAGCTCCAGAGTCTAAATCACCAACCCCATAATCAAATACATCATTACAGTCACCAAAACCAATTTTATTTTTGGCACCATACTGAGTAGTCGCAGTACCACCAAACATCATAGAAGTTTCAAGCCAAGAGAAGCCAGAACCTACAATGTTATGTGTATTCCCCTGAATATCACGTAATTTAAATAAGTTATCATTTAATTTACGAGTACCAGTCCAAGCAAACGCTCTACCACTACCAGTAGTACCAAACAGAACCATATCAGTTAAATCAAAAGTAGCCTTATCTGAGATAACTCGTCCTGTAGCTACTTGAGAGATAAGCAATGCATTACTTACATTACCTTGGTTATCGGTAAGTTTGCCTGATGGCATTAAGTACTCACCACTATTAATAACTAATGTATTGTTATCTTTGGCACAAATTAAAGGCTGGAAAGTGTACACAGTCTTGTTACCTGTACGGTCCAGCTTAAGATTACGTAAATCGTAACCAAGCCCTTTAAGACGTAACTCCAGTGCTTTACTAGAAAGCCCATTATAACTATTGAAGTTTTCCGTTATACCAGAAAGATAACGAATAGAACCACCTTCAACAACTACAGAGCCAAGACGGTTAGCTAGCGTACCATCAATATTATTATCGTTTAAAAGAATACTAATATGATTTCGATACTGAAGGTCAATCGCTGCTAAGGCTTCATTACAGAAAGCAGGATTTTCACCAAAGGTGATATGCACATCTTTAAGCTGCATATTTGTAATTTCACCAGAAGTGTACTTGCTGTTGTATTGGTGGTCGAATGACAACTGGAAAACAATGTTATCAGAGATAGAAACATTATCGAATGTCACATTGCCAACACCACCGTGTTTATCAACGCCCTTACGATAGTTTTCATATGCTCGGATGTTTTTAAGTTTAATGTTCGAACAGTACTGACTAAACGTTAATCCATATCCAGTAGCAGTAACACCCAAAGTACCATTACGATAAAAAGTACTATCTGCAATATCTGAATGAGCAATACCACGTAACCAAAAACCACAACCTGTATTATGGTGTCCTTCACAATTACGCATGTATAAATCAGTAACCGCCGGAGAAGTATCAGAGATACCATCAATACTGATACAGCGGTAGTTTGCATGTGCAGCTTCTACACCATCTAAAACTACAGCTAAAGCTTGTTTAATATGAGCAAACCAAATAGTACCGTTGTAGATAGCCCAGTTACTAGGGTCACTTGATGGAGTACCATTTACGAAGCCATGTTTAGTAGTACACTGGGTAGTTACATTTAAGAACTTGACCAGTTTGAACCCTGGTTCAAAGCGTAACAATTCAAGAGCATTATCTCCCTGTTCTGTATTACCAGTACCTGTATTATCTTCCTTCACATAATCCAGAATGGTAACACCTTTACCAACCCCAACAAAAACAATGCTGTCATATGGTAAGGTAGTAGGGTCAAGCACAATCTTAGAACCAGAGAACCCATAATGGCCTTCTGGGATGTAGACATACTTAACACCATTTTGGATGTTATCGGTAGATAAAAGGTATTCCTGAAACGCTGCTGTATTATCTGTAAAAGTAATACGGCTAGCATCATTACCATCATACAGAGGTGTCCCTGTATAATCAGCAACTCCTTTAAAGCGATTCTTAAGTAGAGAATCATACTTAGCATCTACTTTATTTAAAGTATCTTCTTGATTCCCATACATAGGAATTAGAGAAACAGACACTGCTCCTGGGTTATAAACCAGTGTATTGCCTGTAACAGATACAATGGTAGCACCAGATGGAATACCTGTAGGCACTCCCCATACATACTGGTTAGGCTTATCATACAAAGCTTTCTTACCATCAAGAGTAGAAGTAAGGTCATTGCTATAAATGACTTCACTAACCTTAATATTGTAAGCACGGGCAATAGCCTGTTTATTGGTCTTGATTCCAGTAGAACCGGAACCACCTTGAGCGAATAAGTCTTTCATATATACCTCATATTATTCTAAGTAATGCCCCTCCGAAGAGGGGCTTAGTTTTAAGCTGGAGTATAAGCAACAGCACCTGTACCGTTACGCCATACTGAAGCAGCCGTAGAACCAGAAGCGTATACAACACATCCTAAAGTACGGTCATATATTCCCTTACCTTGAAACTTGCCGACAGTATTAATCGGGTCTGTAAGTGAGTTAAAGTTAGCAGCAGCAGCGTTAACTGTCTGTGGAGTAACGTTACCCCCCGTACCCAACATAAATGTGTTAGCACCAAGGTTATTGGTATATGTGCCTGTATCTGGATAGACAACAGGACCGATGAAAGCCTCAACAGTACTGCCTGTAGTAATCAAACCAGTAGTAGAACCATTGGTTAAATACTTCATGTTAATACCATTTGCAACTAACTTACATGAACCAGATACCTGCAAGAAAATGTTACCATTAGCAGATACGTTGTAAGCAGCATTGATGCCGTTAATTACAACAGAACCCCCAGAAATCTGGATTAATGCTGCTGAACGGTTAGATGTAAGTCTTTCAATACCATACGAAGTAATGGTCAAGTTAGGACAATCTATAAATGTACCAACTACTTCAGACAATGTACCCTCGGTATAGCAGGTATCAAGATGTGTATAAGTCATGCCTACTAAAGACCATCCAAGAATGAAGTCAGTATAACCGCACTCTACAAATTTCAAACTTGTACCACAGCCTACACCAGATGCACGTTCAACAGAGCGAACCCCCCAGCTACCAGCAGTAGATGCACTATTAACGCGAGCAGTAGCAATATGTCGATTAATGATGCTGGAGTAACCATTCACATAGTACAGAGCAATATCAATACCAGTATTACGTACACCGTCAATGATGGTGTCATTGAAATAGGGTAGATAAAGACCATAGTCAGTTGAGTCACCAGCATTGGTTACAAAATCGACACCCTTAAGCTTAACGTTAGAAGCATGAACACCAGCAGGGTGAACGATTGAGAAATGAAACGACTTAATACTCCAGAATGTATTCACAGTAGAAATCATAGCTGGAGGAATTTCGGCATCTGTCCAAAGACCCTTACCAATGCGGAACTGAGTTCCGAACTTACCTGTAGCTCGGATAGTTGTCCATTGATATACAGGAATACCCTTAGACGAATAGTATTCTCTTGCTGGTAAGTTAATTGTTAAGCGATTTGTTGGAATAGTGCGTTTGTAGTTAAGCAAAGCTAGCCACAATGGAGCAGTATCACAACCAGGTAAATCAGCAGAATTGTACGGACGACCACCAAGCTGTTCAATGTTAATACCAGCCATTGGGTCTTGTACCAATGTGTACACATACCCCTGATTATCAGTGAATGCTAAGCGTTGTAAGTTAACAGGATGCTGATTAATTGCAGCTATCTCAGAAGTTTTAACCCACTCAGCACCTGAGAAAGGAACACCAGCATAATAAGCTCGAACTCGAACAGTATCACCTACAAGAACATTTGTAGCTGACTGTACGGCTGCAACCGTAGGAAATACACGAATATAATTATTAATATACTCTTGTACAGTATCTCCAGAAGTAGTTACTACACTGTTCGCACCATTAGTACTTGCCAGTAAATCTTTCACTTCTTTACCGGAATCAGGTACAGGCAACAAATCAACAGTGATATTTCCTGGTGAGTAGGTTAACTGACCATTGGATACAGAATTGATATAAACATTTGTAGGCAGAGTAGGTAACCCATAAATCTTCTGGGCTACTACATCATATACAACCTTCATACCATTCAAATATTGAGTAGTATTAGTACTCAAAATAACTTCATTCTCATGCACGTTAGCAGAACGAGCTACTTCCTGAACTGTACGGTCAGACATAATGAACGTAGTGGATTCACCACCAATCTGTACAATCAGACGGTCATTAGTAGCCAGTGGTTCAGTCAATAAGATACGTTGGTTAGCAGCATCAACCGTATAAGACTTATCTGCCAAGCCAGCATAGTAACGGTCACCATTCTTATAAATAGCTGGGATAGCTTCAAAGGTGTAAGGAATAGCAATTACCTGTTCACCACCTACAGCATACCCACCATTGTATAACCAGTTAATGGTTACCCAATTAGAGATATTAGGATTATCTGGAACTGCTGGAGTACCAGTCAGAAGCAGAACTACTTCATCACCTACTTCTAATGGCTGGGCCAAAGTAACTGTTAAAGTAGCAGTATCAAAGGTATACCCATACCCAACGGTATTCATATAACCTTCAACAATGATGAATGGAACACCCACAGTACCACTTGGAACAGCAATAGTAGTTTCACCACCTAATGCAGAACCCTGAGCGTAAACCCATGGAATATACGCAGGTGCATTTCCACCATCACTACCACCAGTAGAAGATGAAGCTACAACAATCCAACTACCAGTTGCGGTAGTATCATTTGGGATAACACCTGAAGTGTCTCCTTCAACATAGAGATAATCGGTATACCCATACCCAGCAGTATTACTGAAAGTGTATACACGAGCGTATTTCATCTCTGTTTTAAGTGCTTTTAACTCGTCTACTGAATCGACAGTAACCAGCACACCATGTTGATTTAAGAAATCATAGATGTACTGGAGAATGCCTAGGTTATCGTAAACGGTCTTTACCACATCATAAGCCGTACCAATGAAGTGCTCTACTAGAGCACCATCATTACCACAGCATGAGTTGACTGTTCTAATAGCCATTACACCCATCCTCTTCTTTCAGGTTTAGTATTAGTTTGACCAATATACTGATTGTTCAAATCTAAGTCTTCAATACGTTTGCATTCAGCTTCGTATCTTTGGCTCCATTCTATACCTTTTGCAGAAGTTTCCTGATTAGGTGAATTAGAATAAAACTGTGATGCGATAAAGTATGTTAATGCTTTTTGATGACTAACTGGAATACGAATCTCAATACTTAAATCAGTTGTATCCTCAGGGATTACAGGATGATTAGCACGATAGGTAACGAACATAGCATTCGTTTCAATCGGAGCAATAATCTGTATTGAATCAAATGAAGGACACATTACTGAATTACAGTGAGGTTCATCATTCAAGAATAGCGGACAACCACATTCATCATAAACAGATTCTACTCTGATGATATCTTGAGTGAATGGATGGTCAACACTATCAATTAAGTATTTATACTTCTGGGTAGATTCTTTATTAGAAACAAGAAACTCTTTACGTAAGTAATACGTAGCAATGTTCTCTAATTGCTGAACAATGACTTGTTTCTCAAGAAGAGGAAATCTTGAATGGAGGAGAGCTAAGCCAGCATTCAATTGGATAATAACTTGAGGGTAATCCTCAGGACGAATACCTTGTCCATTATTACCAATATACAGTTGACGAAGCTCTCCATACGACAGTGCCGTAAATAAATCTGAGAGTTTCATAATGTAGTCCCGGTTATTAATCGTCACCACATTATAAGAAGCTTTACGCTAAGTAGCTATCCATACCACCTGTTTGAGGTGCATCTGGAAAACTAAAGACATCATCCTCATCTCTAGCCATCTCAGCAGCCTGTGACGGCCTCCATGTCTTCAGGCATGACAACATACTAATCGTATCAATAAAATCGTCATGCTTGCTCTTAAAGCCCTCTACAGTAGCTAATCTCAATTCATCCATAAGTTCCATCATAACAGGCTGGTCTTTTAACTCTTCAGGGAAGTAAAACTTACCTGCTTTAAACAATGGGAGTATTGAGTTAAAACGAACCAGTTTACTGGCAGTAGGTCTAATACCAGGTCTGTTATTGTTACCCTCTGATGCAAGAGTAAACCAAATATTACGAGCTAATTGCTCTTGCTTAATCCATTGGATAAATCCACCTTGTTGACCGGTAACCTCAATCCCTACACTCACTGGATTATATAGCTGACATAGCCTGAATAATTCATCAATGTTTTTATCCATCAACTGACGCTTACAAAGACCATCAACCCAGAACCAATCACCATTACTATTCAATGCCCATACAGAAATCACAGAATAGTCACCACTTGTTTTCTCAGAGGTAGCAAAGTCAGTAGTGATATAGATATTAAAATTAGCAATATTAGCTAATAAGCTCTTACGGCTATACCACTGAATCTCACCATCCAGTACCAATCGCTCTTCATCAGAGGTAATCCTCAACATAAGCTCTTGGTTAAATGCAGCTACCTGACCTGTTGCTATAGCAAGGTCATACTGCCCTTTAACAAAGTCATAATCGAAACGGTCTTCCCAAGCACCAACGAAATCTTCCCTTGAACATGGGAATTTCTCACAGATTGGGAATACGTTTACATGCCAACCACCAGATTCTACCGCTTCATAAAGAATATCGTTCTTATTGAAGGGTGTACCACTGAAAACAATCTTACGACGGGTAGGGTCAAGTGCATAATCGACCCCTTTGTATACGGTATCCTTGATTGCCTGCATTGTGCTCTTGGATTTAGCATCATCATCACTAACCAAGTCATCAAGCACAGCTAAAACAGGACGTTTACCAAAGATTTTAGTACCACGAAGACCTGTCTTAGCACCAAACATACGAACACCTAGCTTATGCCCATCCAAATTGGTGAATTCCAGGTAAGCATCAGTGAATTTAGCATCAGGAATGAACTTCTGAAGGAACTCAGAGTTGTTATAACGATACTCAATGTTCTTTCTTAGTGATTTGACCCCGTTCTCCATGGAGTCAGACACATAAATCATACCCTCAATCTTACCAAATCCCTCGATTTCTCCATAAAGGGCAATATACAGAACCAGGTATTCACCAAATAAGGTTGTTTTAGCCATACCACGAGAACAGAGATTAGCTAATCGAGTACGTTTACCTGCTAATTCATCAAGCATCTTAAGATGAACTACAGGAGTTTTATTGGATTCACCTTGTTCACCATTAACCAGCTTAATAAAGTTCACATAATTAAGTGAAAACACTGAAGGCACATAGTTACCTTCATTGAGATAAGCGTAATCAACTGAATTTAGCCATTCTTCAACTGACTTTTTGACCATTGGGTCATCTTTAATCTTCGACACGTTCAGATTCTCCTTCAATAGTCAGAGGTTTATGGGCTACATCTTTAGCAGAATATACCCCTGCTTCAATCATCTGTTGCTGCTTCGCAGCTAACTGCGATGTGATTTCTCGTAACTCTTCAATTGCTCCACCTTCTTTGATACCAACATTCAACTCAACCTTATGAGTTTCTGGTTTCTTCAGATGGTTTAGTAATGAGTTAGCTGCATCACTACGAACCTTCTCACTTTTAGCATTCAGCATTAAATCTGCTTGAACGTTAATAGCTTTCTGATAGATATCCGCATTCAGAACATGAGTAGGAATCAAAGTTTGTTCATAAACTAAGTTTACTAATTTGTTCTTGTTATACGCAGATACATAACAGTGGATATCTTTAGTAGGTACATTGTTATCCAGAAAGTTTTGATATCGGTCTGGGAATGTTTTGATGTAAGCCTCAAAGTTAGTAGAACCCATTAACTTGAAACTCACATACTTAACTGCTGAGATATAGTCTTCAGTTTTAAACCTACCTTCCTTCATCACATGGGCATAGGACATAAGATTCTCTCTTAAAACTTCCCCCATATTTGGGTCAGCTAAAAGAGTATTAATCTTATCCATTAACTCTTGGTTAATATTACCTTTATGATTTGAAGGCATTACCTGCTTAAACTGAGCAATAGTAAGTGGTTGTGCCATTTTAATTCTCCAATGGGGTTTACAATTAGTTTATCGGCACTATATAGTAATTGCCCATAAGAAGTGAAATTCTTCTTATCGCCCCTGCGGGGCTGTCTTTGGAAAAATTAGTGTTTAATCACATGATATCTTTGTCTGCAACTGCGAAATCCAATGTAGGCATACATTGAGAAAGGTCATTCGAGGGAGAATCGGCTCCTACCAAGTAACAGCCAAGAGACTTACCACTAAGCCGAACCGGACGGATGAAATGGGAGGAAATGAGAGTGGTCCTCCAAAAGATATCAGTTGATTAAATATTAGGATTGTTAACTCAGTTGGTTAGAGTATCTGACTTTTAATCAGAGAGTCGCAGGTTCGAATCCTGCACAATCCACCAAATGTGAGTGTGGCAGAGCGGTCGAATGCAGGAGACTGTAAATCTCCCCGTAACAGCGCGGTGGTTCAAATCCATCCACTCACACCAAACAGGAAGATTGGCAGAGAGGCTTAATGCGCTTGGTTGCTAACCAAGAGGCGGTGAAAACTTCCCGTAGGTTCGAATCCTACATCTTCCGCCATATTGTGGTGAATGCGCGGGCTGACGCGCCATGAAAACCATGGGATGTCTACCTTACATTTTACTGATGATTAGCTATCAGATGACGTAATGTGAAAAGCTCTATTCATTCGAAGCTGGAGTTCAGTACCAGCCATCACATACCAAACAATAGTCTATAGACGGTATCCTTAATTGGTGAGTCTATAGTGAGTCCCTAAGCGAGAGGGTAATCTGCCGACGATGGGAGCATAGCCATTGACTGTTGGAATTAGACAACTGACACCGGGAAGAATAGCCGGAAGATATCTAGATGAATAGCTTAGTGGCCTAAAGCAATACCAATACTGTGTACACAGTTGCGAGACAAGACACTGGTTCGAATCCAGTTTCATCTAATCTCTTATTCACGATTAAGTGCATTATTATCTCGCCGGTAATGTGCGTTTAATGAGGCTGCTGGTAAAGCCTGACCTATAGAGGAGATGGGTGGTCATCTCGAAACCAGACATAGATGAAGAGAAACGCTATTCAAATCTTCTATGCCCCACACTAATACCTATCAGAGACTCCACTATCGGTCTATCATCCGTAAGGGTGCTACCTCATCGCTGAAGGTAGTGGAGTCTACTAATAAGTATTGGAGGATGTATGAAAGTGTTTACTGTTAGATGCCCATTAACCCAATGTCCTTATTGTGGTTACTGGGGTAAACCTTGCAACTGTCCTAATGAATAACGCGGGTACTAAATGAGATAGCTGACACCACATAGCTTAAGATATGCGGAGCGCAGTCTGATAGGTGCGAGTCCTATTATCCGCTCCAAATGTACAGGGTAACCTGTGCTCCGTTGTCAGTCGGGATGTTTATTAGTGTTTCCTTGTGGTGTGGCTTCCACCCTCATATCCAGCACTCTTAAATGAATAACTGGCAGTCCGGCCATGCGCACGAACAAGGGGAACCTCACCTTGGGACGAAACGAGGATAAGCACCCTTAGCTCAGTGGATAGAGCAGTAGCCTTCTAAGCTATTGGTCATTGGTTCAAATCCAATAGGGTGTGCCAAAGGGAGTATGGTGAAATTGGTAGACACAAGGGATTTAAAATCCCTCGCTTTATTGCGTGTCGGTTCGAGTCCGACTATTCCCATTATGGGGTGTTAGCTTAACTGGGAGAGCAGCGGTCGAGAGGTCGTAAGTTAAATATCTTAGATATACTGATACAGGTTCGACTCCTGTACACCCCATCAATCAACGTCAAAGAGAGAATCCACATGCGCTATATCAAAATGAATACTGGGCCTAATCGTTCAGAACGTCGTGCAGCTTCTCGTCAAGCTCGTCGTCTGGAGAAAACAAACAAAAACTCCAAGCGTATGAACCGACCTAAACGTATGGACATGGTCAATGCTGGTTATGAGAAGACAATGAACTTATTCTTCCCAGCTTAAAGAACTCGCCAGCCAGCGGGTGCCTGAGCCTAGAGATTACTCGACGAATCTCGAAGCAAGCCTCCCAGCTATGGGTAAATAGCACTAAGCCCTCTGGAATCATCCCCGGAGGGCTTTTTTAATTCCCCAAATCCAATTCTGAACAAATCACCAAGAGAGATATCACATGTCTGAAGTTAAAAAAGTTATTACTG